CAGACAGGGGAATGTAGTGAAAAACATTCCCGCAAAGAAAGGGGATGATTCGAGCTACGGCACCCGGTTCTACGTCTTTGGCTCTACTCGCAATCTTACAAGCGACTATGGGCAAGCTCCGCAAGGAGGTGAAACGAATCATGTATCTGAAATTCGGCTTCGCCTGCCGGACGGACAGCGGTATATCGACGCAATACCTGGTCTTTCGGGAAGCGACATTGTGGAGCAGGTCGTGTTCTTCGATGACATATACCCCAAGAATACGGAGACTGTCACCAGCATTGAGACCGTAGACCGGGAGATCATCGAAGGGCAAACGGATAAGGCGTATGTCATGTACTGCAAAGACACGCCGTTCCGGCCTTCGGACATGATTAAAGGCGAAACCCTAGGTGCTACCTTCACGAGCGGCAGTCTTATGGGGCGGGATTTTGAGCTAAGTATAAACTACAAACCAGAGACGTGGAAACCGGAGGATGGATTTGATAAGAAGTTCGAGATCATCGCGCAAGTAGAATCATCCGGTGAAAGCCAACTTATCATCCCCAACGAAAGCCTGCATCCCGAGCCTGGAGATACGTTTGTCATAACAGGCGTAAAACTACCTAAAGAAAGGATCGAGGAGGCTGAAAAGGAGCTCTTGAAGGCCGGGGAATCATATGCCGCGAAACACAGCAGCGACACGGACGTATACGACTGCGAAACTAATCCCGTATACTGCCAAGAAAACAAGAAGAATTACGATGCCGGGCAAGCGGTTCGCCTTGTGGATCCACGCTTCGGAGAAAGCGGCCGATTATCACGCATCCAGGGATACGAAAAAAAACTATATAACGAATATATCGCCACATATACGGTAGGCGACAATACGGCATATTCTCGTATCGGCAACATAGAATCGGAGGTGAAGGCAAACCTGTACGCACAGCGCATAGGCGTTACCGAATCGGGAGCCTCAATCTACCTTATCACCCGCTACGATTCCACTGCCGCCGCAGACTACAATGCCTATTCCGCCAAGCGTGCACTATGGGAATTCGCTAACAAACAGTTCCCGGACACATTCAAAGGTAAAATGACCTTTGACGACGGTGCCCAGTTCGGGGGGTTCGCATCCGGCATGACTGGCTTTGGCGGCATAATCGACAAGAAAGGGAACGCAGAGATGCAGAGCCTGAAACTTCGGGGATTCCTGGAGGTGCCGGAACTCCGCTACAACCGTGTCGAAATATCCATGGGCGATACGTGGTATGCTCCAAGTGCCGGGATCATCGAAAGCGTCGACACCACGGCCCAAACCATCACCCTCAAGCTCGAAGAAGGCGAGATCGGAAGTCCTCGGGTCGGGGATATATGTATGGGCATCTTCCACAATTTGAACACTTCGGAGAATGCAACCGCGGATTATGACGACGGCCGTGGCAACAGGCGCTTTGCCGGGTTCGCTACCTGCTATTTCCGCATCACCGAAGAGCTGGACACTGCAACTTACAAGACATTCAAGTATCAACTACGCCCGGTATCGGGAGCTTACCCCACCCAATATCATCCGGCGGCGTCGATGACCTTCGTGGGCTATGGCTCCTTCTCGAATGAGGATCGGCAGACCTCCCGCTACGAAACTCGGACATACCAGCGTTATTTAACGGGAGTTTCCGATTGGGAGTTCACTGCGTCCAATATCGCCGCGCAATATGGCGACCTGTCAAACCTGTCCATATTCGGAATAGAGATGAGGGGGTATTCGGCATACCTGAACAACATCTATATGTCGGGCGTCATCCAGCAATTCACGCCCGGCGGCGAAGAGGTGCCCACGATCATAGACCGCGGAGTGTGGAGCGCCACGGAAACATACAACCGCAACGACGACGTATATTGGAACAACGGGCACTGGCGCTGTCTGGTCGACGGCACCAAGACCGAGCCCGGCAAGGATGCCGAGGAGTGGGTATACTTAGGCGGATACGGGATGCTCGAAACGGTCAGCATATTCAAAAAATCGGAGAGCGAACCGGCGAAACCTACGGAGCTTAAAATACCGCCCGAAGGTTGGACTACGGAGACGCTCCCGATGTCGGATCAACGTCCTACATGGATGTGTACCGGCACCGTTGTCGACGGAGAGGTCAAATCATGGTCTGATCCTCAGCGTATATCCGGCGAACACGGCACGGATGGCAAGGACGGCAAGGATTACGAGTGGATCTTCGCACGTACATCGGAATACAAAGCCCCTGCACAGCCACCCACCGCGCAGCAGGACGATTACATTCCCTCGTCCTCCGAAACCTCGGACGGGCAGGTGTGGACGGACGATGCCGTCGGGCCCGATAACGACAACCCTTATGAGTGGGCAAGCAAGCGTGTGAAAGTAAATGACACGTGGGGCGAGTTCACACACCCTGCGCTTTGGGCAAAATTTTCGTTCGACGGAGCGCCGGGTGTCGACGGAACCGATGTAGAATGGATATTCAAACGCACAAGTTCCAACACGGCCCCGAATACGCCGTCTGGCAGCGACGAAGACGGATATGTACCGAGCGGTTGGACGAACAACCCCACGGGCCCGAATTCCGAGCGCCCCTACGAATGGACTTGCGTACGCTATAAGACAGGCGGACACTGGAGCGGATATTCAGCAGCGTCCTTATGGGCGAAGTGGTCATTCGACGGCGCGGATGGTGTGGATGGTGAAGGTGTAGAATACATATTCACGCGTACGGAAACCGAGGATCCGGGCACCGTTCCGGATGTTCCCGATGTTGCGGAATACGATAATCCCCCGGCACCATGGACGGATGACCCCACGGGAGTAGATGCCACATATCGCTACGAATGGGTGTCGAAGCGCAACAAGGTGGAGGGTGTTTGGGGCGCATTCTCCGCACCTTCGATTTGGGCACGGTATTCTTACGACGGAGCGCCGGGTAATTGGACATCCTATGTATTCAAGAAGAGTGACACGGAGCCGGCCAAGCCTACTTCCTCCGACCCCATCCCGTCCGGATGGAGTGACGCGCCCACTGGTGTCGGTATATGGTGGATGTCCAAGGCTACGATAGACGCATCGACCGGAAAGGCCGGGGCGTGGTCGACGCCTATCCGCGTAACGGGCGAGGATGGGGAGCCGGGGCCGCATACGGATTTCAAATACGCCAAGAATAACAGCACCACCACGGCGCCGGCGCTGGTCAAAACGGATCGCAACCCCGCAGGCTGGAGCGACACCCCGCCGTCGCTCTCTTCGGGTGAATATCTGTGGATGACGCAGGCAGAAATAGACGCCAACAACAATCTGTTGCACCCGACGGTGGGCTGGGCAACTCCGGTACGCATATCGGGAGAGCAGGGCCCGAAAGGTGATGACGGCGCCCCTGGCGAGGACGGCAATGATGGCAAGGACGGCTTGCAGGGTTGCATAATCCGCCTCACGGAATGGGCGTCGGGCGTCGAATACCGCAATGACCTCGACCTTGTCTCCAATGGCCCCAGATACATAGACATAGTTACGATCTATGCGAACAATAAGCAGCTGAAATTCCAGTGCAGCCAGACGCACACGTCGTCCGCTTCCAACAAGCCGGCAGCGGGAGCTACGTCGGCATACTGGCAACAACTCAACGACATGGTGCCGATATATACGCCCCTGTTGTTCGCTGAGAACGCCGTCATCAACTTCCTGCAAGGCATGGAGTTCGTGGTGCACAACTCCAAGACGGACATTTCCGTGAATACTATTATTGCCGGGCTCGTGGGTGGTGATATTCCCCTGTTCGTCGGGAGCAACACGCCGTCCAATGCGCCGTTCAGGGTCGCCAAGGATGGTTCATTCGTGGGCACCAAAGCCAATATTACGGGGACTATCAATGCATCGAGCGGTATAATTGGCGGTTTTGAAATAGGAGAGAGTTGGCTGGTGTCGCAAACGTCTACGGGTAAAGAAATTTGGTCTAACAAACTGTCGGCCGCGCGGGTACTACTGGAATGCAAAGGGGGCGCCTATACAAATTCTTTTGATGCAATGGCGTATCCATTAGGCTCATCGGGTTATTCCGACCATTCTGTGCTATCCGTGGCAATAAACAGAGAATCATATGACGCCACGAATAGATATAACATCGGAATTGATGTATCGGCCGAAGGGGAATATAATGAAAACTCACAGACAGGAAATATTCCAAATGGCAATCATGCCATATTATTGAGAAAGGGGGATATATGCGGATTCAGGTTATTCAGCAGGACATTAACCAGTGCATGGACGCTTACAGACTATGAATCAATCATATTCAACGATACATCGGGTATGAATTACATTACGCTGCCATCCAGCCCCAAGCCCGGACAAATATATTTTATCAGAAAGATAGGAAAGGGTAACGTCACCATCCAAACCGGGGGCCTCACCCATGTAATTAAACAGAACGCTGGCAGCACCACCAGGAGTGTAGTTTTGGACTATGGCTCACTCGCTATTCTGATGTGGAACGAAAACGGGCAATATTGGACTGCCAATGACTGCCCTACAATGTAATAAATTATGAAAACATTGAATTTTAAGGATTTTAAACTATTCACCGACATTTCACATGTCGGACATGTTGTCGTCGATGCCCGGAAAGAATTTGCCAATGCCATATACATGAGCATGAACGGCATCGTGGCCCACGACCTGGCATTCCGCATCCTCCACAGCGAAGGCGGCATCGAAGTTTCCGACGAGGAGGAATCCATTGTCATCGACACCGCGAAGATGTGCAAGGCGGTTTTCTACGACAGCATCATGTCCGCCCTCAAGGAGGAATAAACGACAGAAAGAATATGAAACGCATCCGTATAGGCAAGGACATAGAGATACATTGGCCGATACTCACCAATGGGGAGCCGGTAGCACTCGAAGGGCGCGACCTGAAGCTCTTCGTCCATTTGCCTTCGCATATGGACATTCCCGTCGATTTCACCACCGAAGGCAACACCGCGATTTTCATCATAAGCGGGGCAATGCAGAAGTCTATCGGGGTGTATCGCCTTACCATGTGGGAAAATTTACAGAAAAGCGGGCAAACAGCGGTTGACTATTGCAACGCCTTCGAGTTAGTTCCTACGACCTGTATGGAGGGTGGTGAAGATGACAATAACCTTACAACGGAAACTGTCGACCTTGAAGCGTCGAGTATTGTCGTCGGATTGCCCGGCGAGAGTGCTTACGAGGCATTCAAGAAATACAACCCGAATTCCGAACTTACGGAGGAAGAGTATGCCGAAGCCCCTATTAACGCTGCAAATGCAGCAAACGAGGCGGCAAAAGCGGCAAATGACGCCGCAGGTAAGATTGGGGATATTGACAAAGCCCTCGCCGCAAAGGTCGACAAAGAAGAAGGGAAAGGGCTTTCGGCAAACGACTACACCGATCAGGAGAAGGAGAAGCTGGCCGGGCTTTCCAACTACGACGACACGCAAGTACGGGAAGAACTGGCCGGGAAGGCATCCAAGCAGGAGCTGGCAGATGCAGCGTCGGGCGCATTGGCTTCGGCAAAGTCGTACACGGACACAGAGGTTGAAAAGACGAAAGAGGAATCAGCCGAGCATCTCAGACAGTTGGCAGAATTAGTTGACCTTAACATAACCGAAGGAGACGCAGCTACGCTCAAAGAGAGCAAGTCGTACACGGACACCAAAACGGCGGAGTTGTGGAATAATGTAAGCGATGTGTTTGACGCCACGTCCGAGGAGCTCAACAACAACATATCCGGCGGGGATGCGCAGACACTGACCGAGGCCAAAAACTATACGGACAAGGCGATCTCAGAAATTCCCACCCCGGACGTCAGCGGCCAGATCGAGCGGCATAACACCTCCCCCACGGCGCATCCCGACATTCGGGAACTGCTCAACACCTGCGTAGGGCTGCCGGAGTTCAACGACAAAACCTACGAGCTGACCTTCACGACAAAGGGCGGTGCGAAGTTCATCATCGACCTGCCTATCGAGATGATGGGGCTGCATTACAACGAGGATACCCAATCTATCGAGTTCGCAAATGCCGACGGATCCATATCCTCCATCCCGGTTTCTGACTTCGTGAAAGTATATGTCGGCTCTATCGGTTCCGAGATACAGGTTACGGTCGAAGGCTCCGAAATCCGCGCCTCCCTGCTCAACAACACCGTATCCTGGGACAAGTTGACACTTGCATTGCAGGAGATGATTCAGGGCAAGGCCGACCGCACGGAGCTTCCCACGAAACTGTCGCAGTTACAGAACGACCCGAACTTCGTGACATCGGGAACCCTCGAAACCCAGTTGACGCCTATCAAAACCGAGTTAGGCGGCACAGTGCGCCTCGGGGAGGAAATAGGAGAAAGCGCTACCCCGCCTCCTATACCGGACACGGACGATGAAATAACCGAAGTCCTCGCGCACTCGGACTGCACGCTCGAAGAGCGCGTGACGCACCTCGAAAGGCTGCTCATGGAAATGCTCTCGGGCAAAGTGCTGATCCCGGAATTGCAGGTGAAAAAACTGGGCGTGTGGGGCGACAACAACCTCGTCGTCACGGGCGAGGGTGCGCCGTCGAAAGCCCCCGACCGCGCGGGGCAGTTCTATGTCGATACGAAGAACAACGCGGTCTACCACTCCGTAGGCAACGGCGCGGTGTCGGACTGGAAGAACGCTTAAACTGCATACAACATGTCACAAGTCAACAAATACGCCGACAAGGCGGGTTACACGGCCGACAAGAACCGCAAGGACACACAGTCGGCGGTGTCATACGTCGAAGACGACGGCGAGGTGATCTACGACGGCGTGAATGTCGTTGTCGACCGGGATGCCGCGGATGCCGGCGATCTTGCGGTCTTCGACAAAACGGACGGCACGCTGAAGTTCGTCAAGGGCGCGACACTGCTTTACGACCGGCTGCCGCCGGAACTCGTTCCGATGGCCGTGGTCTACGGACGCCGGGGCGAGCGGGTGCGCATCGTCGCCCTGCGCCATCTGGATTTTTACAGGTGGGCCGTGGCCTATGAAGTGAAGCTTTCGGGCTTCGATCTCGCGGCCGGAGGTAATTTCACGCTGACCGTTGACAATACGAGTTCGGAATTTACCTATCCCCGCGGGGCGACGCTTGCGAGTATTGCCGCGCAGATCAACGCCGACACAACAATCGCGGGATATTCATGGAAAGCCACGGCGTCGGATGAGATCGCCGCGATTGTCATGGAGTGCAATACGTCGGCCGAGAAATACAAAAAAATATCCGCGACAGGCTGTACGCTTACCAAACATGCGGAAGATGTGGACTACCAAACGACTGCGATTATTATTCCTGCGGGGACGTATTCGCGTCTGCGCCGGCGCAACGGCATCGACACCAATCTGGCCGGCTGCCTCAATGATGCCTTTCTGGAGTATAACCGCACGAACGGCAGCACGAGTACCAACGTTCCGCTGGGCAGCTCGACGATCATCCGGGAAAGTGTCTTTACCGAGGCCGATAACCCGGCGCTGTTCGCGGCCTATCCGACCTACCGGGACTACCTGTTCGGCGAACATCTTGCCGAATATCCGTCGGCTTACGAAGCATTTCTGCAGGACGGCAAAGACAATACGGCCATTCTCGCCGGGAAAACAAAGACCGACTTCTATGGCAAGACTGTTCCGTGTTATCCGGCGGCAGCCGCAGCTGCGGCCTATGGGATGCAGGTCGCGGGGATGACTACGGGGCTGGAGACCGGGGCATGGTGGCTGCCGTCGGCAGAGGAGTTGTGGCTGATGGCCAAAGGTCTCATATTCGCGCAGCCTTATGATCCGGTCAATCGGACATTGTCCGTATCGGGGAAAGTGATCGCCAAGACGGACTATATGGCCTCTTCGACCGAATACTCGTCATTATATTATTTTCAGGTCAATCAATACGGTAATACGCGGTGGATGCTCCAACAGCAAGGCAAATCCATATCCAGCATCGTACGGCCGGTGTCGGAGCTATGAAAAATAAACTGAATTATGTCACAGATAAACAAATATGCGGATAAGGCCGCCTACGAAGCGGATGCCGCGCGGCTTAAAACGCTCTCGTCGGAATCCTACATCGAGAACGACGGCATGCTGATCTATGACGGTGTGAATACCGTGATCCGCAAATCGGCCGCCGGTGTCGGTGATCTCGTCGTCTTTGACAAGACGGATAGTACGTTGAAATTTATCAAAGGCGATACGCTGGTTACAGAAAAGATACCTCCCCAACTGATTCCCGTGGCCGTGGTCTATGCCCGGCAGGGCGAGCGTGTGCTGATCGTATCGCTCGAAAATGCAACGGTCGGCAGCCAGCGATGGGCATACTCTTATGAGGTTGCATTGTCGGGCTTCGACCTTGCGGCGGGAGGAACCGCTGTCCTGTCGTTCGGCCAGGGCATTTATGCGATGGAGTTGCCGATAACGTATGCCGCAGGGGCATCACTGGCAGACATCGCAGCGCAAATCAATGCCAATGCAACGGTTAAATCCACATACGGCTGGACTGCCTCCGTAGATGAAGCGACCGCACGAATCATCGTATCGTCGAACACATGGCATCCTGATTTTGCGATTATCAAAGTCGTAAGCGGTTGTCAAATCACAAGGCCACCGGAGGATGTGAATTATCAAACGACATTGACAGGGGTTTTGATCGAGGGGGCGACCGATCCCGTCCGCCGTAAGAACGGGGTTGATGCGTCGTTAGCAGGCTGTAATCCCGAAGAATTCCTGCGATACTATTCGGCCAACGGAAGTGAGAAACCCGGACAGCAACCGGGCAGCGGCGAGATTATCCGCGAAAGCGCCTTTACCGAAGAAGCCAATCCGGCATTGGTCGCCGCCTATCCGACCTACCGGGATTATCTGTTCGGAGAACATTTGCTGCAATACCCCGCAGCTTATGGTGCGCTGCTGCGCGACGGCAAGACCGACACTCACCTGATCGGGCGGCTTACCTTCGAGGACATTTATGGTAAGACACAGTACCGCTACCCGGCCGCTGCGGCTGCTCTCGACTACGGCATCACGGTCGAGGGCGCAACTACCGGACTGGAAGCGGGCGCATGGTGGCTGCCATCCGTCGACGAAATCTATCTGCTCATGCACGACCGCGTGCTGACGGCTGCCGACGTGGAAAAAGACCCCGTAAACCGCACGCTGTCGCGCCTCGGTAAGGCGACCTGTTACGGGTCTAACACTACTTTTCGAACGTCATGCGAGCACAATTACGCCCTCGCGTTCGTCTACAATGGCTACACGGGCAACTTGAACGGCAACTACAAGTATAACACCTACTTCGTGCGTACGGTCAGTGCTTTATAACCACCTGAACCATGGAAACACAACAGCAAATCAACATCCTCGAATCGCGGCAGCTCGAATTACGGGCAGTCATGGCCAAGTCCGACGACAGGGCGGCCAAATGCAGCAAGTCCGGCCTTGACTTCCGGGCTACCTATCCTCTGGATTATGAGGAGTACGAAGCGGCCAACGCGGAGTACAACGCGAACGAAAAAACCCTTGCGGAGCTGAGGGCCCGGCGTGCCGAAGAGCTGGCCGCCGAAGAAACGGTTATGGACTTTCAAAATATTGAGCAATGAAGATGTATATGACCAACAAGCCCAACGGCGAGCCGTTCTATCCCGTAACCGTAGCCGAAGCCGTGCTTGTTTCCGAAGGAGAAACTTTAGCCGCGGTGCTGCAACGGCTCGAACAGAGGATCGCAGAATTGGAGAAGTCGGAAGCGGCGCCCCAGGCGCAGACAAACGTGTTGCCCGAACAATAGAATACACCCTATGGAAGCATTGTGGAGATTTATAGAAAGGCTCTGCGAAAAAGTATGGCAGGTGTTGATCGGCGCCCTGGTGTGCATGTTCAACGCCATAGCCCCCATACACGACATACTGACGGCCTGCATGATTATATTCGCCGCGAACTTTTTCACGGGCCTGTTCGCCGGCGTGCTCGTACAGCACGAAGGATTCATATTCCGCAAGGCTTTCAAGTGCATATCCGAGGCTGCGGTAATATCGGGACTGATGGCCATGATACTGCTCGTCGGGGACAACATCGACAACCACGACGGGGCGATGTCGGCGATCTCGCTCGCAGTATATGCCCTGATATATTTCTATGGGGTCAACATCCTCAAGAACCTGAACCGCATATTCCCGAAGAACCGATACATCGACTTCCTGTACTATGTGCTCTCGTTCGAGATGATTAAAAAGATTCCCTATTTGGAAAACTACAAACAAAAACAAAAGGACAAATGAAAAAGAAATGGATCGTATGGAGCATCGTTGCGGCCGTGGCCGTAGTGCTCGGAATCGTATTCCCGCGTTACATCCTCGTGGGGGTTGTTTGTGCTATGGCCGGATGGGTCGGGCATATCCTGTACACTAAACGTTTTGCCTGATGAAGCATTTTACAATGGCGGAGCTCACGCGCTCGGCCACGGCCCGTGCAAAGGGCCTGGACAATACCCCGACGGCGGAACACCGCTCCAATATCGAAATGTCCGTCGCGCAGCTGCTCGACCCGCTGCGGGAGGTGTGGGCGGTGAAATGCGCCAATGAGCAGTGGGGCACGCCTGCAATCCGGGTTTCGTCCGGTTACCGCGGCTTCGCGCTCAACAAAGCCGTCGGGGGCTCTGCGACCTCGGCGCATTGCGTCGGCTTCGCGTTCGACCTGGTGCCGTGCAACGGCCGTATGGCCGACTTCAAGCGCTTTTGCCGTACGTGGCTCAGGGGCCGCGCCTTCGACCAGATGATCTCGGAGGACGAGGATGCCGCCGGCACGCCCCGTTGGGTGCATATAGGCTACAAGAACCGCCAGGGTGGCCAGCGGCGGCAGCTGTTGACCATGCGTGCGGGCAAATATATCCCCATGACGGCATGAAACGCTTGATCCTCTACCTGCTCGCCGCCCTTGCTGCCGGAGCGCTGCTCTTCGGCTGGGGCTACCGCCGGGGCGCCGCGTCGGTGGTTGTCGAAGAAATAACGCGCATCGACACGGTGTTCTATCCGCGGCCGGAACCGCTGCCCGGCACGTACCGCCTGGCCGACATCTCGGTGCCGGTGCTGCTCTTCGCGCCGCCCGACACGGTGACGGAGACCGTCGTTGTGAAAGTCGGGGCAGACAGCGTGCAGATGAAGGTGGCGATGGAAACGCGCCCCTACTCGGACAGCACCTACCGGGCACAGGTCAGCGGGCCCCGGATCGGCAACCTGCGGCCGACGCTCGACTGGATAGAAACATACGACCGCACGACCACCCAACAGCAGGTAGTCACCCGGCGAAGCCGCTTCGCCCTGACCGCCGGGGTCGGAGCGGCGTACACACCGCAAGGGTTCCAGCCTACGGTCGGCGTAGGAGTAGGTATTATTTTATGGCAATTCTGACAGGTATGAAGATAATTTATAACGACATCATCCCCTTCAAGGGATACAAGGCTATCAATCTGTTCGGGATCGTATTTGCCCGCAAGTCCGCCCGCCCGTTGTCGGATAAAAATAAAAACCACGAAGCGATACACACCGCACAGATGAGAGAACTGTTATATGTGCCCTTCTACATCGTCTACCTATTGGATTGGGTATTTCACGGCTTCAAGTACCGAAGGATAACTTTCGAACAGGAAGCATATGCCCATGAAGATAACCCTGAATACCTTGAAATACGAAAACACTACGCGCAATGGAAGAGATGATTTACATATACTGGGATGACTTCCCATCGGTTGTAACCGAATAACGGGCCTTGGGGTACGGGCATAAAAAAGTCCCCAACGCTTTCCCGCATATACCACTATACGATTGTGCCAACGCACCACATTGAGGACTTATTCCTTGAATCGGTGTGTTGGCTTTTTGTATAGTGGTATAACAAATTTATAATAAAAAATCGGGAAAGTATATGCGTAAATCAGAGCTTTTTGCACAAATACTCGAATGTGTTGCATTTGAAACTGAAATAGCTAAGGAACAAATCCTTTCGAAGGATAAATTTCAAGATGTGGTCGATGCGCGCTACATGCTCGTACACTTCTGCCATAAGAACGGCATGTACACCACCGACATCGCCCGGATGATGCGGTTCTCCCGACGCGCCATAGAGAAGATGGTCGCCGGGTTCGATGAACGCAAGCGATACAGCCACCCTATATTCGAAATACAGTGCGAACTTATTGCGAAGAAGTTGCCTCCCATCTGCGCCCCAATGAATTGATATGCCTGCCGCCCGCAGCCACCTTTGCAATGTTGCAACAGGTGAACGCCCGGCCTTGACAGGGGCGGCAATCATTCAATAATCATTAAAAATGGGTTCGGATAAAACTTATATTTTCGATGGAGGCGGCTCGGGTGGCGGCCTTGACATCGCGGCTCTCGTCTCGTCAATGATGGGCAACAAGGGCATGGATCCCAACCTCGTAGCGGCACTCATGAACGGTAACAACAACCGTGGTGCATGGGGCGGCGACGGGTGCTGGTGGATCTGGATCATCCTGCTGTTCTTCTGCTGGGGCGGCTTTGGTGGCAACGGCTTCGGCGGTAACAACGCCAATGGCCTTCCTGCGCAGCTCAACGGTGACGCCGGACGGGAACTTCTTATGAACGCAATCCAAGGGAACGGCGCAGCCATCAATCAGCTGGCATCGTCGCTCAACTGCTCTACGCAGCAGATTCAGAACACGCTGTGCAACATCCAGGGCACCCTCGGCATGTCAAGCCAGCAGATCATCAACGCTGTACAGTCGATGGGATGCCAAATCGGCAACCAGATCGCCTCGTGCTGCTGCGATCTCCGGGAATCCATCACCAAGATGGGATACGAGAGCCAGCTCGCAACGGTCAACCAGACCAACACGCTGCAATCTTCGGCAAACACGCAGTTCAACATTCTGGGTGCCAAGATCGATGCGCAGACGCAGATCATCAACGACCGGTTCTGCCAACTGGAGATGCGCGAGATGCAAAACAAGATCGACATGCTCCGCCAGGAGAACAGCAACCTTGCCCTGGCCGCTTCGCAGCAGGCACAGACGGCCAACATCGTCAGTCAGCTCCGTGCTCCGGCACCGGTTCCTGCATACATCGTGCAGAACCCCAACTGTTGCACGACGCCCACTGTGGCCGTGACTGCCGCCCCGGCGTGTGCAGGCACTTTATTTTAGCAAGGAAAGGAGGCAAGTATGTATCCTTTACAAGCTGACATAAAAGTCGTTGTTCCGCAATTCGTACCTCGCCTCGACATCGGAGGCATATACACGCTCGCCACGACCGGAAAGGCTTCCGCAGAGGCCGAAACCGTGGACTACGGGTTCAACCCCTGCGCCTGGCGTGCACTACCTGATGAGGGAATCCTTCTATGGAAAGTGCGCCACCCGGTCACGGAAGCCGAGAGTGGATATGCCGTAAATGTCGTGGTTCCGACCTCCGGGTCGGCGAGGAGCACGGTAACATCCCCCAACACCACTACCGGGACTGCCAAAGTTCCCGTAGTGGATAACAAAGGGACGCAAACCGTGGGCAGCGACATCACAAACCAGACGGCGGCAGGCGAGACGAGTGCCTATACGGAGCACCTGGTGTACTTTAACAAGTGTGCGGGAATCTTCCGTCTGCTTGGGGTAAAGTCCACGGCAGGAACCGCACAGGCAAATAGCGACGCAGCGGCGCCGGCAGCGGCAAAAGCAACGAAGTAAAAACCGAAAGACGGGGAGGAGGGCTCCTTCTCCCCTATCTTTCACAAATCATTAACCAAGATGTTTCAGAACTTGAGAAAAGGCTCCTTAGTCTACGTTTTCGACAACAGGGAACAGCCTAAGTTTTATACAGCCAACGTAAAAGATGTATCGGCACCGTATTTCCCGCCCCAAAAGCCCGGGCAATTCTCGCCGATGCCGCAATTCATCAACATCTCGATAGAGGGCAACGAGCCCTGGGGCGTCCCTATGCAAGCGGACATCGTTTCGAAAGACGGCCTTACCGTAGCGACGACACGTGAAGTGTTGAAACCGACCATCATGGAGGCACAGCAGGCAAGCCGTGACATCGTGGAATCATTCGACAGGCACAAAGCCAACCTGAAGGTCTACGATGAGATCCTGATGCAGCTCGATCCCGAAGCTGCGCGTTCAAAAGAGCTCGAAGCCGAAAACAGGGAGTTGCGGAAGATGCTCGCTGACATGAACGAACGGCTGAGCCAGATACCGACGGCGGAAGAACTGAGGAGCCTTGTCAAGTCTGAACCACCTGCAAAAACAAAGTAACTATGGGTTGGAGAATCATAGGTGAAGGCCGTGGCGGCTTCGGCGGCCACGAAGAGGAGATGGAGCGAGAGCTCCGACGCGCCTACGAAGAAGGCTTTGAAGAAGGCCGGCGTGAAGGCCGTGGCGGATACGGTGAGCGTGGTGGCTACGGACAAGGTGGCGGCTACGGCGAACGTGGCGAGTATGACCGCGGCGGGTATGAGTATGACGACGCCTACGGCGAACGCCGTGGCGTAAGGGGTACAGGCCCCTATTCGCGGTATCGCAGGCGGTAAACCGGAGGGAGAGGGCCGCAGTGCCCTCTCCTATTTTAAATCGAAAAATATGGACAGGTTAGATACACATGAAAACTTCCCGGCAGGGTTCCGGGAATATCTCGAAAATTACGGTTGGCACTTTTCAAAGAAGATGTGCGAATTCGCCGTATCCCGCATGAAGGACAGGAACGGCAAGAAGATAGAGCCCTATTCTAAGGATAAGGTGGATGCGCTGCTCAAGCAGTACGGCATCGAACTCAAAAAGGATAAGGGGTATGACTGCGTGTACGTCTGCAACATGGCATTGTCGGATTATTTCGGGTCGTCGATACCCAATCCACAATACCTGGCAATGTTCATACGTGACTATATCGACGATGAAGACGGATACGACGGCTTGCCATTTACACGCTACTATGCCGATACCATCGGCTCGGGAACACCCATTCTGTGGGAAGAGATGATGTAGCCATGGAAGAATATCCCCAGATCAGCGAATTCACAAACGACAACGGCGAAATAAATGAAAAATATCGCAACGCTCGTCCGTAACCTGCCTGCCGACAAGTACCAGGAACTGGCCGGGGCAGTGAACGACGTATTCGAGAACAAGCGCTTCAACCGGGCGCAACGAAGGAGACTGGCGCGAAACTGGCGCAAGTACGGGAAAAGGGAGGAAAAATGAAGATTCGGGACTTGAGTATTCACAAGTATGGATGGACGTTGCGCATATATTATGCCGTGACGTGCTACTATACGGGCGAAATACTCAAGTCCCTTACCGACATCGGATGCCCCGATACGGTTCTTCATCGCGTACAGGGGAATATGGTGAAGTGCGAAATGGATACGGGATTCACCTACTCCAACAAGGAGCATCGGCAAAGTGTCATCGTAATAGGGATGCACTCCTCGCCGTGGGAATTTCTCAACAGCTTTGAGCACGAACTGCGGCACCTCGTAGACGATATAGCCCTTACTCTCGGCCTGCCGATGGCCGGAGAAGATGTAGCATACCTTACCGGCGAAATAAACCAGGCACTATGGGAAGATGTGCACCAATTCACCTGTTGTAAATGTAATGGACATGGAAAAAGATGACACCCAATACTGGATGGCGATGCTCGAAGTGAGCGAATGCTGCGCACCCATATTCGCTGCCGTCGTATGCGAGTTGATGAATACGATTTGATTATTCCAGAAGTTTCACCAGATCGGTTTTCATCTCCTCGTCTATGTCGCGGTAGCGGGCAAATGCTTTGCTGCCTTCGGTATGCCCCGACAAAGAGCCCACAAGGTTAGGGTCTTTGACCTGCTTATACAGATTCCCGATAAAAGTACGGCGCGCCATATGGGATGATGCAACTTGGTAGAGCGGTTTTTGCTCTGGCTCCCTGGTGACGGGGTTGAGTACACTTACCATGCGTTTCAATCCGGCAGCAAGAAAGCATTTTTTAATTGCCTCGTTATATTTTTGCTCCGAAATAAAGGGGAGCAGTACTGCATTGTCAGGGGATGCGTATTTATTGATTATCTCCTTTGCAAGATTGTTCAACGGGACACGCACCGTCACCGGATGGCCTTCCTTCGTTTTGCGCGGGATATACTCAACAGCACCTTTTACTACGTTGCTCCGTTTCAAGGTTATCAAATCCCCCACGCGACACCCTATGAGACATTGGAATACGAATATATCCCGCTGTACCGCCAGTCGTGGATGCCTGGATAGGTTTGTATGGTATAGCTTGTTCCGCTCGGCGATTGTGATATAGATCGGGGAACCATATACAGCTTGTTTTATCTCCTTCTTCCGGAAAGGATTAGTTTGGATCAGGTCATTGTTTGAGGCCCAATTCAGGAAAGCCCGCAAGAGAATCATCTTGCTGACAACCGTATTGTGGCCACGCTGGTGTGGTATCCTCGAATCCTGCACCAAAGCATAGATATGCGGATATTCCTCGCATATATCGTGCTCCCGGCGATAAAAGTCCTCAAAGTCATCCAATACCTCGGGCGTTAGCATCCCCAGCGAAAGGGTGAAGGTGCGGTCGAAAATCCTTTTGTACAACTCGTAGCGCTTGAGAGCCCTCATAAGAACATTGAATGCCATCTTACGGCGCACAGAAAACCCCTTCTTGGATACGTAACTTTCAAAGTGTGCCCATATATCCTTGTCTTGCGACAATCCTACAGAATAAGGCGTAATAACATCTCTGAGCCAACTCGGAGGCAAGCTAACCTTCCCTGCTCCTGCCTCTATGAACGATTGCATGACAAAAGATGTCAATGCCGAGATTTTAGAATGTGCCTCGTTTGCCTGTTCGACGATCTCTTGTTGGGCAGGAGACATCATCCTGTAACGGGGAACAGAAACCGATTGTGTCTTGGCGCTCCAATATTCAGGCCGCACGAAAATACCGGTCTTGGCACGCTGGTTAAGGCGTCCGTGAGTAAACCGAATCAGCACCTCGTGTAAACCGCATGTATTCTCCTTGGCAGAGAGTGAATAGTAAATTGTCGCCATAATTGTTTATATTTGCACGGATGCAAATATAAACAACCATATATTACTTCAATAATTTTTGGCGACTTTTTGGCGACTTATACTTTATCTGGTGATATTTCGGTCGTTTCATGACATCCGTAAAGATGCCGATACACACCATTGCAGCCAATTTTTGTTGCTTTATGCAATCCCAATGATTTCATGAGATAACATTACATATAGTCCCGTCGGGACTACAATTTCAAAATAGCAATCATCTGACAATCTGATGGTTGCTATTTTTATTATTCATGTTTTTGGCTTATTTTTGGCGATATAATACAGGTTTTCACTTCATTTTCCCAAACTTCGTGTGCGTCCTCGTGCTTTGAATGCGTCCACTTCATTACGCAAATATAGCACTTTTCGTCCTATTCTTACTGGGATTAGACACTTTTCTTTCTCCCACCGATGCAATGTCGGATAGGACACTCCTAAAATCTCGGACGCCTCTCCACGGGTACAATACTTTATCTTATCACCCATAGCTGCTTTCACGGCGCTGAATGTTTTTTCAGCAACGCTATCCCCTGTCTCCTGAATGAGCACATTTGCAAAGGTACGCAAATCTGAAGCGCTAATCAATAGCATCGCGTCGGATTGGCGATCCCGCATAACTTGCATGAGCAAACTATCCATATTCTATAAAAATAGTGGCAACTCCTGTTGCCGTCCGTCAATATGATCTCTTTCCTTTGTTTTAAACCTCCGCCACGAAATAGGCGGATTCGGTTCCCTGTATTTACCCCGCGTGGCTCGGCGCCTGTCGCGCTGCGCCCGCAAAAACTGGAGCTTCCTCTTCGCTTGGTTGATCCGATGATTGCATATGCCATGTATAATTATCATCAGTTCTTCCCGGCTCAGTTCATTTGTCCATACCGTATAGTCGGCGATAGTTGGCCGCCCTTCCGCCCTTCTCCCCATTTGCTTTTATCGAAATAAGTTGCTACCTTTGGAGTGATGTGTCAAAGGTGGGGCTTGAGAGCGCCACAAACACAAAGGGCTCCGGATCAGGGAGCCCTTTACATTGCCGGCTTGATTCCGGTAAAGGCGATCATAACTATTATTGCCAGTATTACGACCAGCCAAACTATTATGGTTATAGGCCTTTCATTATATTGCTTTTTCATAATTTCTTCTCCGTTTTCTCCAGCTCTTCAAGGAGGGCATCGGCGAAGTCGATAGCCTGACGAGCAATCAGTGTTTCTGCTGGTATGTTTGCGTACTCGCCTTTCGCCTGCCAGTCAGTAGAGACAAGCACAGGAAACGCAGCTGCCATCATCTGCCCCGCATACACCCTCCGCCAATACTCCCGGCCAACTGTTAAGTTTTCCTTAATAACTGGATCAACCTTTTCGAGCTTATCCTCGATATGGTTCCCGTACTCTCCCCGCGCCAGCTTCTCGGCGTAGTCGTCGTCGCGCATCATCAGGTCTGCATCATCCTCTCCACACGACGTATATCTTCCATCACTACAACAAGAGTATATCCGCTCATATCTGTCATAATCTGCCAGATAAATAATGCGATTACTGAGACACGGAGTTATGTCTTTCTTATCGTAACATATAATACGCGCGTTTTCTCCGCTTCGTATACACACCGCCGCGCCTGCTTTGGCGGCCGACAAGTCAAAATCTTTCATATTTATTTCAGTTTTTCGAGATTTTGCGAGAATCTCGCTATTTCAGTAATTCAAAAAGTGTTTTATCCTTCGCTATCGTCCCGATTTTCACCCGTTCCGCCTCTTCTTTAGTGTCGAACTTTAACACCATTCCTTCGCGTATTGGGCACCCATTATCCCGCCAGAGTACATAAACCATAAGACACCACTTGCCATCCCAAAACGTGGGCGACCCGTATATCTCAGTCACGTAAGCATATATTTTACGGGTGACTATTTGACAGATCAAATCGCTCATTTCACCAATTCAAATTCGTAAGCCACCACCCACGGGTTGCGCCCCCAAGTCCCACGGCCGGACACCTTGTCGATAAGCGCGGCGAAAGCTTCGCGGGGAGTGTTGGCATACATTCGGAGCGCGGGTTGGGTTGTACCTTTCAATGCAGTATAATATCCTGATGGATTTCCAAAAGCATCCAGCACTTTGATTATCCCCTCTTTCATGCAATACTCGTCCGAAATATCACGTAATCGCTCGCAGCGTACGCCTGTGATGCGAATTTGGTGGGGCATCAAGTCGGCTCGGACGAACATTTTATTTCGCCAACCCGGGCACGTGGAAATAATTTGATAGCCGTCAATGTCGGGGCGGGATATGTAATGTTGCGGGTTTGCGCCGATCTGCTCATAGCTCTGCGCCACGGCCACGACCTCGCCAACCTTGTAGCGGCATTTATGGCGAAAAATCTCAACCCCTTGACAGCACATTACGATCCATCCAGTAGCTTCCTCATAAGTGAAATCTTCGGCTGCGGTCGCGGCCAGTTGAAATTGTTTGCCGCCTTCTATGCGGCGCGTATTGTTTTTTATCTCGTCAATGACCGCATATGTCAGTGCGTAGCGGTCGGCAAACATTATCTTCTGCATGGTTATTCAGTTTTAAGTAATTCCGGGTTGTCGTGAATATTGCCGATGAGCTTTGCATCATACTTCCGAAGTGACCAGTGCAACCCCCAAAGATGGCCCCCGTTAAAGGGTATGATATAATACGCATCATCTTCATAAAGAACCCTACCAACTATCTCTGCATTGAAGTCGGTTTCGGGAACACATATTATGTCGTCCTTCCAAATATCCTTGCCGTTCATGTCTTGCAGCCCCGTGTCCTGGCCAACGGTGTTAGGATCTACTTCTACCGCAGCGACGACGATACGGCCGTCATCGTTATCTTCAATCGTGGTCTCACTCGTTGCGTGGTAAATGAAGAACCTCCCTTGATTTTCAATCAAATCTCCATACTCCCACTTCCTATTGTCGAGGCGCTTGCCTCTGAATTTACCATCTCGCATAACTATTCTTGTTTGAGGTTGTTAATTCTGTCGATCTCGGCGGCGATATTCAATCCTGTTTTCATGGGATTTTATTTCTTTTTTGAGTTCCTTGATTGATTTTCTGATCCGTTCGTGTATTTCTACGGTGCGATACATAAGCCAGACGGTGATCGCTCCGAGGATTGAAAGCAATACCCATGCTATAATTTCATTCTTCATTTTTCGTAAGGATTCTGTTTTAAGTCGTGAACGCTGACGGCCAGACCTGCGTCGATCAAGCCACGGTAGTCGAACATCCACTCGCAGAGCTTGTCAATGACAGATATTATAAGCCATTCAGGCAGTGCCATCAATAACTCGTAAGTACTCCATATGGGGTCATATTCACCAAACCAATTTATTAAATCATACGTCCAGTTCGAATCCTTGCCATCTTCTCGGGTCATTTCAGCAATACACTCAATAGGAATGAATGTTTTGCCTTTGTGGGTGATCTCTCTGGCAAGGTCGGACATGGGACGAAGGATCGGCGATGCCATAACTAACTCTTCCGAATACTTCTCACCGGAAATCATTTCAACTTTTTCTTCCCCATTCCAGTCGCAACACGCTGCACTCTGCCACTCCCATACGGTGGTCATTCCGCGCTTTCTGTCTAATAATTTAAGCCCATACGGCAGATACCCCGCAATGTCGGTAAGTGTAAGTTCTCGTTTCATCGTATGATTTCAATTATTTTAAGTCGTTCATCAATCTCAGGTAACAGATAATCTATCGCATCACCATCAACCGTAATGTCGTAGTCCTCGGCCCCGTTCTCGACCGCCCAGTCGTAAAGTTCTTTCGGTGTCATAATTTCCTCCCGCACATGGGGCAGTATTTGATATGCACTCCTGATGCAAAACTATCATCGTCACATTCTGCGTCGTACGTGATCTTTAATCTTTGCCCGTCAATTTGCAAAACGCATTCGGATACCTGGTCAACTATCCACCACATACCAGGTTTGCAATACTCGCATGTTGTGCCTGTTTTTTCTTGTTTTTTCATAGTTTATCTTGGTATTTAATTTCCACACTGTCGATCTGCTCCCGCGTGATAGCGATTCGGTGCTTATCCTGAAAGGCCGATATCCTTTTACATACCCTCTTAGATTCGGCCGAGGACAGCATATCGTGATAGTATAGATAACTTTGGCAAAACAAGAGGGTCGCCAATTCCTTTCGCCTTTCGGCCGCTGTTTTCTCTGTTTCCATATCTCCGTCTTATTCATGAATTTCCCGCCAGCCGATGATTTCGCGTCGGTAAAGCGAGCCGTCGCCCGTGAGCCAGCAGTCAAATTGCTTGTCGTAAACCGCTATGTAATATACTCCCGGGTAAGTGCGTATTATCACTGGTTTATTATCATCCGGGGTAATGTTTGGGTCGTGCCAGCGCGTCAGCTCCTCGTGCACATGCTCAGCACCTGAAATGTAGGCATTCCGAACGTCTTCTATATCATATCCTCCTTGTTGCGCATTCTCCCGACAGTACGCATCTGCCATCTCGTCAATCGTTTTCATACTCGTTCAGTTTTCGGGCGTTAACCCCGCGCCCTTTCAATGGGCGCGGGAATGATTAAACTGTGAAACTATTTCTTGAAAGCGGAAACCGGACGCACGGCGTTCGTGTTACACTTGTAGTGGCTGTTCACGCGGCCCGTGGCGCCGCGGTAGATGAACGCGAGGTTGGAATTGTACTCCGGATCGGGGTCGGCCTCGCTCGTCCAGTAGATGTTTGTAGCGGGCTTGCCGCCGATCTTCTCGAACGCTTCGTCGAGGCCCCGGAACCGGGCGTCGTACATTTCTATCGTCTCGTGACGGGTTGCGCAGCGGAAGCCCTCGCGGTATTCGGCAGCGGCTTTCTGTGCGCCCTCGAAATTGAATTCGCCCGGCAGGTCTTTTTTGGCGATTTCGAGCGTTCCGGAATCGGTTACCAGTACGACGGTCTGCGCCGTGGTCGGGTCTTCGCGTTTCGTCCACTCGTCGAGCGGGTGCAGTTTGCGGTTTTCGTCGGGAATGTAGATCCCGTTTTTGATGTTGTTTTTCATTATTCAGTCAGTTTTTGGATAAACCTGCGCATAAGGGCGCATGAATTACAAGTAGATTCCCCGCATGAACAAGATCGTCTATACGCTTCAATCGCCTTCTGGCGCATCCGCTCCTCGGCCTCCTGCTCGGCGAGTTCGACGGCCTTTATTGCGTCTTTCTTCATCATCGCCCGGGCCTCCTGAAACGTTACCCCGTCGATGTGGAAATAAAAATCACTTTCACGGATAATTGCTTTTGCTTTCTCGCTTTTCATGGTTGGTTATCTTTTGTGTTTAATTTTTCATAAAACACATCCATAATGTTTTGCCGCTCCGTCCTGTCGGATGTCCAAACAGCGGATTGTATGGAATAATGTCCAATATCTGCCGCACTTTTATCTGCTCCTCATTCCATTTGAATATGAGCGTTCCGTTGGGCTTAAGAACGCGCATACATTCTTCAAATCCCTGCCGAATATCATCCTTCCACGAGGGCAGCAGACGGCCGTATTTCTTGGACATCCATGACGATTCGCCAAGTTTATTCAGATGGGGAGGATCGAACAGGACGAGATAGAACGCATTGTCGGGAAACGGCATCTTGCGGAAGTCCCCGACTACATCGGGCTTAATCTCCAACATGCGCCCATCGCAAAGGGTGTGCTCCTCACTGCGGCAATCCAGGAACAAGGCATCAGGATTGCCCTTGTCGAACCAGCACATCCGGCTGCCGCAACATGCATCGAGTATTTTCTTGTCTGTTTCCATCGTAACGTTACTTGTGTTTAACTTTCCGATTCGATATGCAGGAAATCCAGCCCCAGAACGGTATGCGCCGCTTCAAGTAGTCCGGATCATCCTCGTGGTTGTACGCCTCGGTCTCGAAGCAGGTGTAGTAGTATGCGCCCGGATAAGGCGGGATAATCACTTCGACCAGCCACGAAATGCCGTAGCAAATCCAGCCGGCGAAGAGAATGCCGACCACCGTCAGCGCCCAGCCCCACCAGGCGAACGAGCAGCATATGGCGACGGGCAGGAGGATTGCCGCGAACAGCACAGACAGTTCGATCTGCTGGGCGCAGTGTATTCCTTCGTGGCGGCGCGTAGTCTCGTCCATGCTCCACGCCATAGGCTTGCGGGTAAAAGCCCACAAAAGCCAGGTTACCCAGCTGAACCCCTTGAACGGGATCAACTTGTTGTGAACTTCGATAGGTAGTTTCATTGCAGATTCAGTTCATAACCGTTAGACACCACCCACTCGATTCGGTCGACGAGGAGTTCGACTATATTTTGGCATTCGTTGAAACCGTATTCCGGCTCTCCCGTAATCGCCCCGAATTCAAATCTCCAGCGCGAATCACCAATCTTTTCTATGGTGGGGTTCCCGAAAACATTGATGGATTTAATAATCCCCAGCAGGTCGGCGACTGTGAAGGCAGGTGCGTACTGAGTAGGAAAATTTCTGCACATCCATCCAATGTGCTCTTCGCATGCTATCTGTAACTTACGACGCCCGGTGTTTATCGACATTGTGCGCCACACCATGCTGGCCTTCTGCGCGGGCACTCCCATCTCGATCAGCCGCTTCGACTGCTCGATGCTCGTTACTTGGTCTGTCATATCCTATAATTTTTGAATCAAATTGTTTTATTTCAGAATGAATTCAAGCTCGGCCAGTTGTTTCCTTTTCAAAGGAACACAGACATTAGATAGGTACTCCTGTATCTGCTTCTTGTTTTCGCCGACACCTTTTGGGTCGTAAAGCCTGTGCGCTGTGGCTGTGGTCGCCTGTATTTCGCGTTTCAATCTGTCTCGCATCATGCGGATGCCTTCTTCCGGCGTGCTTTCGATAAAAATAAGCAAGCGTCGAAGACGACGCACTTCATCGTTGTGCTTGCCGATTTTTTTTCTAAGCTCTTTATAGGCTCGCGCCTTAAGTTCGCGCGACTTGAATTCACAATTATTGTAATCATGATTCATTTTGCTGATTACTAAAGCGTTTTCATCAATCAACTTGTTAAGGTCTTCTGTTGTTTTCATCTCTATTGCTCGTTTAAGGTTAACTGAGGGGACTGGGGTCGCGGGGCGTCATTAGTCGAGGGCGTTAAAGTTCGGAGGCGGGAAATTTGAGCTCCTCTATCTCCAAAATGTTTTCTGCGCCATAGCCACTGCCCATTCACCGCCTCCCGCACGAAGTGATCCTCGATCTGTCCACTCAGTCGGTAAACTTGGGCCATAGCTTCGTCATAGGTGTAATATTTCACTCCGGAATGCTCCGTGAGGGTTCTGTCCAGTTTAGCGTAAGTCACGAACGTGGCGTAAGCGTTCTTGTTGGTCGTGTAAGCCCCTTTGCTGTGCATCGTGACGATCAACCTATGAATATCTTCGACCGAATATTTGCGTAGCATCCACACGGCATTCGCTTCCGTAATAGGCTCTGGCATTGAGGCGATAGTCGGAACATTCTCGTGTATCCACCGCACTAATTCTGCGGCGTTTCCCCCTACAACCCCCTTTTTAGTATCTACCAGTGTGTGTGTATATTCTTCTATTCTTTCTTTCTTATATTCTTTAGTTGTGGTTATTTGTTGGTTATCTGTTGGTTGTTCGCTGGTTATTTGCTGGTTATCTGCTGGTTGCTCACCATCATCGCAACCATCTTGTTTTTGTTGGTAGTAATCATAATTACAAATAGTTACAATAGTATACTTACTCGTTGTACACTTGGTTAAGAACCCAGTCCTCTGTAACTTGTCCAATGTAGTACGCACTTGCATCGGCGATAATCCGGTCTCTTCGGCCAACTGCCCTCTACTCGTAACCAGTTGCCCGCGATCGATTACTGTCCCCTGCCACTTCTTCGGCTGGTAATTTGCCTTCAAAATAAAATGCAATGCCAGCCGTACGCAGTTCGTATCCGGATACCACTCCCAATCGAGGAAGCTGCGGTACATCTTAATCCAACTGTTATTTGAAGTGTTACACATTGCGAATTAATCGTTTGTAATAATTGATCTTATCGGACATCTCCGACCTCGACATTTTGAATACGCTGTGCTTACTGCGTTCAAGTTCTTCAACGACTGCAAGTCCGTATTTTCGGATCAGTACTTGGCGGTAAACTCCAATGCGACCAGCAGAATGCCTGTTGCAAACCCTGCATTGGGCGTGACAATTCCTTTCGTCCCATCTCGTAGACCTGTGAGCTCGGTCTATATAGTGCCCGCAATCGCATGTTTCAGGCGCTATGGGCGCCCCGCAGGTAATGCAGAAACCTCGCCCACCCTGACAGTCTCGATGACGTATGAAAAGGCTGAAAACACGGTCATATTCCCGTTCTAAATCTGTCATGCGTTATAGCCTATTTGGCGCATCTGCTCCTTCTCGAAACTCAGTTGCGTACGTAGTATGTCTACTTGATGGACACACGTGCGGTTGATCCTGTCGAGCATGTTAACGACCTTGTTCTCTTCGGCACAGGACGCCCGAAGTATTTCTTTTTGGATACTCGGCGCCAGAGGTATCAGGTCTTTCAGCCGGGAGGCTTTCAGCATCGCCAACTCCTGTTCGTATTTCGCCTTCGACAGGAGATAGCCGCTACGCGCCATACGCACACTCAGTTCTGACATGCGCTGTGAAATTGCCTGCGGTTCAGTAGGCGGTTCTGTTTCAATGAAGAGCTGCATTTCCTCGATCTCTTTAAGTTCAGATGTATCCATGGCTTAGAAGGGAAGATCGTCGGGGTCAGATTGCATTTGGGAGGTAGTAGAAGTGCATGAAGCCTGGGATTCCCTGCGCCCCAAAATCCTGACCGTATCGGCCATGATCTCCGTGATGTATCGTTTGATGCTATCTCGGTCGGTATAGTCGCGGGTTCGCAACCGACCTTCGACGTAAATCTGCGCCCCCTTCTTCACGTATTTATCCACGATATCCGCGGTATTGCGCCACGCCACCACATGATGCCACTCCGTTATCTCCTTTACGGTTTTTGTTTGCCTGTCGGTGTAACGGTCGGTCGTCGCCACACTCAGGCTGGCAACCTTGGCGCCCCCGTCCAATACACGAACTTCGGGATCAGAACCTACATTCCCGATGATGATGACCTTGTTTACCATATTTTCGTTGTTGTTTTTTGGCGAATATTTTTAACCTGCGGATGGCATCCCACTCGCGCGTGGATTGTTCAGGGAGCGGACGAAGCATATCAATCGCCCGAATCACCCTGCGCATATCGGAATTGGATACATTCATTGCAGTGGTTTTTTAAAAGTAGTCTTGATAATAGTCTTGCTCGACCTGGCGGGCGGGAACAACACTTCCCCCGTCTCCGGATCCGCCAAGCCCGATGCAGGCATACTGCGCAGCATCATCTCCCGCTCTTTGATGTCCACTTTTAAAGCTTCAAGCGTTTCATACATATCTCGCAGTTTACTGTCGCCGCACATAGAATAGTCGTATTTTACGCCCGATTCGGCCTCCTCCAGCCGGCAGTCCCCGAACTGGTGCGATTTGCCATATTTAGACAGTTCGCGGAGTGTGATATCACGCACCTGCGTATCGTCCTTGAATTGCTTGATCGCATTCTCCATGCGGCTGATCTGGATATACGCCTCGATAGGGCTGATGTCGCCATTTACGACGGCGCTGATGGCCCTGCCCGCGAGATCGGCAATGGATGCCGTATCTCCGAATAGTGTTATCTGCTGATTCATGCTTTATTTTCCCTCGTTAAATTGTAGTATTCGGTAACTTTGACATTGACTTTCGGAAGCATTTCTCTATCGACGATATACTTGGACTCCAAGAATCCGACTAATGAGAATCGCTTATTGGCTCCTTTGGCGTTTTCCTTAGCCTTGATTATCTCTTCGAACAAGTCCAAAGTCAGCAATTCGTCAGTAAGCGTAGGCTTGGAAGCCGGGCCGACATCCTCATGCCGAGGCAGCCGGTCTACGTCATCTTCATCAGTGGCTATATGAAAGTATTTGAGAATGAAATAACGCTCCCCGTAGGTCATTGCCGAGCCTACACCTTTGTCCCAATCATTCTGCCCGTTGGCGCTCCATTCGCATACATCCTTCTCTCCGGATTCCACGTCAATCCAAGTGAAACGCATCTTTACACTCGATAGGATTTCGGATTTAGGTCGCTGATCCCGGCTTACGGTATAATCCTGCCGGGTATTTGTGATGTCGAGAACCTCCGTTTTGAGGATCACACCGAGTTCGTCCATCTTGGGACGGACGATGCCAAGTACTTTCGAACCGCTGATGTACTTGTAATTATTTCCATCAGCATTCGGAAGCAATGCCCTGACGCTCCTCTGGATTTCCAGCAGTTTGCTATAGATTCCCATTGTTATAAATTGTTTCGTTTTGCGTAATTTTTCAACCGGGCCATATGCCCTGGCCATATCCGGCCGTTAATATCGGTGACATTAATAACCTCGATGCTGTCTTCGCACCCGGTTTGCACCTCCTCGAAACATCCGGCGAAGACGTCGTATCGGCGTTCATAAACAGGCATATAGTGATGCCTCGCCTGAATGTCGTAGATTTTGTATGCAACCGTATAGACCCGGCCGTCTTCATCACCACGACGATCTTTCCTGATAGCCTCCCGGAAAGCATGGTATATCAGCTTCAGGTCTATGTCGACCAGCCTTGAGGCAACCTCCGAGAACTTATCCCGCTCACCGTTGATGTGCTCGCTCGGAATATCATGATACTCTTCGAACGTCAGCACCGGGGACGTGGTTGTCGTGTAATATTGCGTGTCCATGAGCTATCGTATTTCAACCCGGTAAATACGGGGCTTGTTCTCGTTCTTCAATGCTCGGTAGATGGCCTTGGATTGTGTCCGGACAGCCTTTGACCGCAGGCGGTATTGGGCTCGCCAAATGCGCCCCTTTATCATCGTCCACACGCATTTAACCGTGATTTCCGTAAACTCATTCATGGCTTTCGAATATTAAGGTTAGCAATTTTCCAATCTCCTTTGCGCGGTGCTGATTGGATAGCACCCAGCCGAATACCACGGCAATCGGCGCGATGAACGCCAACAAGGTGATAAGATGTGCCATAGCGGCCTGTTTTAACGGTTGGACTTGGAGGGGAATACCCGGCTTACGAGTATGGTGCCGACAACGACAGCATACGCGGGATAGAGCACGCGGAACTGGGCAAGGAAACAGCCTAAAGCATGTTCCTCGCTGGCGGCGCGGATAACGTTGGTGTAATCGACCTTATCAGATGAAAACATAGGCCGTGTTGCCTTGAGATGGCAACGGTAGAATACGGTGCGGCTTTTCTTAGCGCGCGGTGTGGTCGGGGTATGATTTACCCGGATACCACTTGTGTTGTGGTTTGGCATTTGGTTAACACAAGTTAGTTGAACAATATGTATAAAAAGAAGGACGTGCCCTCCAGTTAGTCGCCAAACCACCACAACTGCGGGTGCAGAAGTGAACCGAGAACACGCCCTAAAAGGCGTTTTGTATTTTCTGATTTACCCTCAATTGGGTGGTTTGGCTCTACAAATATACGAATTCATTTCGAATCTGCAAAATTATTTCTTAATTAACTTGGCTATTCCGTCTTGTATCTCGTATTCACGACCACAATAGCCACAAATGACTATATCATCATCCCAGTCTTGCTCCAACCACTCTAATTCATCAGAATCGTTGGCATCGCAAGCGGTATTACTGTCCATCAATATATTTCCACAAAGGCATTTTAGTTTAATATTAGATGTATATTCAATATTTGTCGCATAAAATTCGCATTCAATACCCTTTGTTTCGGCTTCCTCAGCCGCTTTTTGGGCTGCTTTCTCATAGGCCTGTAAGCATTCTATTTGCTCCCGGTTTCCAATTTCAGGTTTTTCGATGTTATTACCGCGCATGAACTCGCCGTTCACAATGCGAAGTGGGTGTGTAGAATTCATGATTATTTAATGATTAGGATAGAGAAAAAGTCTTTACATATCCATTTTATGTGTAAAGAAAATCGAGAATTCTTTACACGTTATTCGTGGATAGGACGCCATTTTTAAGCCGAAAGGCCGCAAAGAAAGGAGGTGTTTTCATGGAATCTCTTAAGTCCAGAGGCGGTAAGTTGTATAAACTCGTGTTTTGCAAGTACATCCGTAAAAATGGGAAAGTAATATATCCCAAAAAGGCCAAGGCCTTTTGTATATGGGTACCTGTTGATAGCGTAGCGTAAACAGATGCCGCCCGTGGAGTGGTAGGACACTCCACATTTTCATCTATTCTACCTCAAATTCAATGCCATCCTCCGCGACCTTTCGGCATTCTTGAGGTACTTATCCTTGTACTTTTGATTGGCCTTCTCCGGAGGCACGAACAGCACCGTATTGTTGTCCAGTCGCAAGGGAACCAGCCCGTTGTCTTTGAGTTCTTGAAGATATTTATTCATGGTCGTTTGATTGTATCCAAAAGAAGCGGGGGCTTCTTACTGCCCCCGCGATGCCCGTTTCGTGGGCTTAGCCCGCCTCGGCCTTGCTACTTCCTTCACGCAGCCTCGGATTGTCGAGGGATATACCCTCTGTCAGCTTCCGTTGTGACAGACGCCCAAGCGCCCGATCAAACTCACAACATTAGGGTTAGAACCCCGTTGAGCTACCCGGATTCGAACCGGGAGTACCGCCTCCAAAGGGAGGTGTGTTAACCATTACACCATAGCTCAATAAAAGCCGCCTGAATCTCCACTCACCCACGCTACCGCGCAGGGCTTCGATCTCGGCGGCACACCATCCGCGGGCTTCACAGCAGGCCAATGGCAAATACTATTTTAAATGCGATTGCGGATTATTGGCAGGAATCCGCGACCTGTGGCATATAGTACTCGTTAAACTGTGTTAGCCGTCCGTCTTCCGTAACGGCCCTCTGTTTGTTCGAGCAAATGGAATATCCCATTTTCCGGAGCCGACTGATGATCCGGCGCAGCTCCGTTGTGTGGTACAGCCTCTCAGCCTTGCGAACAGTCAGCCTGCCGCCGGCCTTGAGATAGGCCAGAATTTTATTTTGCGGATCGTGTTTCATGGCCTTTGATGTATTTGCCGCTTTCACCGCGCGCTCTGTCGAACTTGCGCAACTTGCCTTCGAGTTTGCACACCTGCTTCTCGAATTTATCGGCCCGAGAGGTAAGAGCCAGGATTCGCTGCTCCCTGGAAGCGAGTTCCGCATCTGCGGCATTACGTTCCATCACACACCTTGCGGCAAGGTTCTCGAGCTCGTAAATTCGTCCTTTCAGATGCCCGACCTCCGTCCACAACTTCTTCCGAGGCGTCACGTCGAAGCCTAAAAATGTTTTTCTCTCCATAGTATAATTGTTTTAAGGTGTTGCAAATAAGCCCGCGCGCACTGTAACTTTAAACTCCATTTCAAAACTGCGCCACCGAAAAGCGCACGCGGGCAAGATGCAGACCTCACGCCTAAAATGAAATAACCCACTGCTGAAAGAACGGTGCGCAAGGCCTGCCATAGAGCCTGGATAGGCGGTCAAGCCACACCAGGCATAATAATGCTTGATTTATCCCGGTGGTTCTCGCCGCTCATATCATCGCAGCTCGAAGCCTATGCCAGTCTTTCGCGCATTCGGCTATTTGCTTTTGCGGGGCTATCACTTTGAGCCTTGCCCACGGCCCGCCGATGACGCTATTATCGGCCTAACGGATCGCTTTTGCCTTGCGGCGGGGTTAGTGCCAGCAATCAAACCCCTCACCTATGCGGTGGCTATCTTGTAAGTGCGGCAGGATTCGAACCTGCAACCTGCGCCCGGAAATGCGAGGTCTTTCAACCTTTGTGCTTCTATTTCGCATCCCTGCACCGCTCTACCTTTGAGCTACACACCTCGTGATGCTATTCCTTTTTGATGTGGAGCCGCTCAACCGGAATGCCTTTCATCTTGGCGATTTCATCCATCGTTACTTCGACAATCTCAGATTCAGGATCAGGTTCATAAACAAGGCGAAAACCTAATGTGTAAAGCTCGTCGCAAGTGAAATTGTAAGTCGCATTGCCGTTCTCTCTCTTGCACACGACCAATTCTCCACTACGGAAAATCACCTCCCAAGTGTTTGATTCGTATACAAGCTTATCCCCTACCTGCCAATCCTTGAAAGATTCGGCCTCTTCTTTCGTCGAAGGGCGGATACAAAGATTTGAAACGCCGTTTTTGATGAGTGCCATCTCGCTACCATCCCCGATACACCAACTGTATTTGAAGCCTAATTTGTCTTCGCAACTGGATCCACTACTCGCATCTTGGCATAGATAAATACTCCCTTCCTCTACCTGAATACGCCCTTCAGCTGGGAGGTCATTGATATTGGCTTTGAATTTCTTGCCTTTGCATTGCAGTAAATTTTCCATACTATTTTATTTTTGGTTTATAAGTTTAGTTCTCTATTAACTCTTCCACCCAGAACTCCCGGCCACGGCGTGGGCTTAATCTGCGGCACCTACCTTCCACGTCTTGTGCATGGTAGCGATCAGGTTTATATACCCTTTGTATTCCTCCATCTGCTCGGGACTATAGCCTTCGGCCTCGCCAATTTTTCGGAAATGCTTCTGCCACTCGGAAATGGTGTAGCGTTTGCATCCTATTTGAATAACATCCTCACCCCAATAGGATACCGTATGACGAGATGCGCTGATAAATAGCGATTTCGGAACATCGCACTCGTCTCCCAGTTTGCACTCGTCGCCCAGTTTGCATCCGTAGCCCAGTTCGCACTCGTCTCCCAGTTTGCACCAGTTGCCCAGTTCGCACTCGTAGCCCAGTTTGCATCCGTAGCCCAGTTCGCACTCGTCTCCCAGTTTGCACCAGTAGCCCAGTTTGCACCAGTTGCCCAGTTTGCACCCGTAGCCCAGTTCGCACCAGTTGCCCAGTTTGCACCCGTAGCCCAGTTCGCACCAGTTGCCCAGTTTGCATCCGTAGCCCAGTTTGATATTGCGCGCCTCAAATTCGGAGGCTAATTCAGAAAGTTCATTGTACTGAAAGGGTGTCCAGCCTTTGTCTGAAACCCATAGATAAAGTGTCTTCATGGTGGTGTATGTTTTGTGTTTAAAGTCCGTGTCAATTTTCAATCACCGTAAGCAGCTCGATGTCGTCATACCTGCGTTTTGGCCGCCGCATCATCCGGCATTCGAAACTGGAGCTCAAGACTTCGACCGAGAACAGGCAGAGAAGAACCGCCGCCCCAATCCGCCGGGTCATTTCCGATATGTTGAGCGTGATGCCGAAGTTCTGGGTGAAATACCATGTCACAAGGGCGTTCAGGTTGCGTTTTACACCGGCTTTATCGTATACATTCTGCAAGTGGTTGGCAACACACTGGTAAATCACATTCATGCTATCGGCGATCTCCCGAAGGGAGTAGCCAAGCACGACCCGGTTCACGATCTCGCGCTCACGCTTGGTGAGTATGGCATCGGTTTTCATAGCTATGCAACTCCCCAGGGGTCATCGACACCCCATTTCGTGAAAATCGCCTCTATCTTTTCCCGCTCCGTAGGCGTATGATTCACATATCCATACTTACGGTTATGAAAAGCCCTCTTGCATAGGCCGCCTTTTTTTAGCGCCTGACTGATTTCGTCCATTGCAATGCTGGCAAGGTCACGGCCCTTTCTTCGAGCACGGATGATATTGTAGCCTTTTACAAAGGCGCAGCGTTCGATGTCGTTCTTTTGAGTATTCATAGATTTGTTTATTCTTGCCGGGTTAATTTTCATCGGTCAACATGATCATGATTGATGTAATGCCTGCAACCATCAGCAATAGGCCTCCAATACAACAAAAACCGCATACACATTTAGCATAAAAGCCGAGGGGCTCGATAGCACGTAAAGCAAGGATAAGCGTTACTAATGCGATACCCGTAGAAATAAAAGCTACAACTGCTACTATTGTCCGAGCTATTACTTTTTGATAATTCATAGCTTTGTTTATTTATCCAGTATCGCCATTATTCGTTCGATGCAGGCGGCTTGCTCCTCAAGCAGTGTAGCCAGGCGGTCAGTAGTTTTGATTAACTCATTCATGGTATGGTTATTTTTTAGTCGCCATAGTACATTCCGCGAACGCCATAGAAATCTGACGGCACCGTCAACAGCTCGGGGCGGTACTCCGTGGCCTTCGGCTGTTCCGTCGGGCGGTTCTCGATCTTCGCCGTCATCATCGCCAGCTTCTCGTTGCGCCATGCTTTTTTCAGGCAGGCCGAAAAGGTCATTGACGATTGCACCCGTTTCAGGTACCACGCATTCTTCATAATCTTGCTTTTGTCGTAAGTTTTCATGACGCTACGCTTGGTTATTTCAAAAACTTTTGTATATCTTTACATTGTTTTGTGGTGCATAACTCTATACCTTTGCGGTGTAGTTTAGTATCACACTGCAAATATAGATAATTTATCTTGATAATATCAAATTTTATAAAGATATTTTGCATAAAAAATTATTATAACACCACAGATTTCTATATGATATTAGATATTAAGAAGTTTGCCTTTGACATGCAACTTAAACAGCAAGATTTAAGCGAAGTTATAGGTGTAGCTCAATCCCAAATATCAGCAATGATGAATGGGAAGCGAGAAATAAAGGAGGAACATATAGAAAGACTAAAGGCCAAGTATGGCGATATAATATCAAGATATATTATTCAACAACAAACCGGGGCAACCCAAAATGATAACACTATTACTAACTCAACAAACACACAGGAGATGGATCCACTTGCAATGGCATTGGACTACATCAGCACGCTGAAACAGCAACTCGTGGAAAAAGACGAATTGATTCGTCGTCTTACCGCAGGGCAGCAAACGGCGGCCGATGAAGTCCTCTCTCGAAGAGTGGGTGCAGTCGAAAAAAAGCAAGATGAATTAACGGAAAACCTGTGACGCGTCATCGTGCAGATTGCACCCGAAAGGAGGCGAACACCCTCCTTTCAAAATGGGCAATTTTGCGATGGGCTAAAAAATGTTCTTTTCAGATATATTAATATTTTGTGCATCAGATCATTATATCACAAAAAGACGAGGGGGGGGGATTTTTGGACAGAGAATAACAGATACGGACATTCACCCCCATAACAAAGTAAATAATGCCCCTCTCCGAGTTTTCGAAGAGGGGTAAATTCATAAACTCATGAAAAAGTTACTATACTTCTTGCTATTCTTTATTGGGCTAACGCTATACGCTTGTACGTCGGAAAGAAATAATGATGGCGGCTTCGACCCATTAAGTGGCTACGGCAAAAAATTCGACTTTTCCAATATTGACACGGACGGATTATTTATTACAGGTTGTTGGGGAGATTACGGGAACAGCGGCGATGGCACCGCGACTTTCCCGTATAGGGAATTATGGGGTAAAGATTATGTTGTAATATTAGGCAATCGAGATGCCACATATGCCTGGATAGGAGTATTTGATTACTTTACCCATAAATGCATATATGACTATACGGACTGGGAAAAACCAATCGGATATACAGAATATGGGGAGGAGGTGCAATATGAAATTACAACTATCCAGCCACATGAATTAACGTTCGGAGATAATTACTTCACAATACCAATAACATACAGCGACAGGCAAGATCGCAGGACTGAAATAGACTTAGTAATATATAGGGTCGACGGCACTACGACCAGAAATAAAGTGCTGGATACTGCTTCTTCGCATTATGATGGTTATATAAATACAGGAAAATTATCTAACAATTGTCTGTTTTTTTATAGTTATGATGATATGCATGAAAATTCGAGTATCATCATATGGTTTTATGAGATACCGAGCGGAAACAAATTTTATGAATTTACTTTAAATAGCCTCGATGGATGGATTCCGCGTCCACCAACAACAGCATTTGATATAATAGGGGCAGCATTCGCCAATGCAGATTATACGCAATCTCGCATCCTCATAAACTCTAATGATGTAGAATCCTGGCTCGCGTATACAAGTCCAGATCAATCAATCAAATTAGTGGCTTACGATCATGGCGAACTATCCGACGTTCAGGAAGTAGCGATTTTCGATGAATATACGGGCTCCTATGACCAAGCGCCACGGTATGCAGTTGAATACTTAGAACAGGAAGCCGATAGCCATTTATTAAAAGTAACCCGCACTGAATATAACGGGACGCGGGAATCCAAGAATGTGCGCGTATACTTGGATAATTCAGGCGGACATATCAATATTCAATAACCAAAAGCTCCGGCGAAAGTCGGGGCATTTTTTATATGTTGACACAATAAGCGCGTTGCCAGCTACGTTTTCATTGTGCAACTAAAAAGTTGGTGAAAAATTTGCACGTTTAAAAGTGAATGTGTAAATTTGCATACACAATTACGCTTCTGGCTTCCGTATATTCCCTCTTTGATAATGAATATGCCGACCCAGAAGCCTTTTTTTATTAAATATATGCCAACTAATAACTCGCCAAAAAAGCGCACAGATGTTCCCTGTGTATCAACGCCCGCCCCGACTTTCGCCGGGGCTTTTTTACTCAAAGTATATAATTATTCACTACCTTTGTGCGTTTTTTAGCATGAAATATGTTATATTTGTAACAAAGACCCACTACTATGCTTGAAACTATATGGAATTGGATCATGCAAAACTACCCTGGCATATTTGCTATGCTGGTGGTTGCGGCTGTTGTATGGACAGTTAGTCGTTGGTATTTTAAGTTTGAGGCAAGAGTAAAAGCGTGTGAAGCTCACGAGCCAGCTATTGAAGAGATAAGAAACGATGTGAAAACCTTGCGTAAGGATATTGACAGCGTTAAAATGGATGTAAAGAGCATCAAAGATTATTTGGTAACAAAAGATCAAAAAGCAATAAACGTTTTAGCGATGAAAAATAGTCCGATGGTTCTCAATGAGAACGGCAAACAAATATTCGATATTATTGTAGGCGATAAATTCCTCGCTGATAATAAGATGCTCTTATTTGAGCGTATTGATAGTAAAAAACCTCGTACTCCGCTGGACGTAGAGATTGCGTCCAAGGAGGTGCTTATAGACCTTTTGAGTAGTCCCATATTCGATGGGATTAAAAATATAGTATACAACTATCCATCTATTCAAATTAAACAAGAGGGCAAAGAAGTTGATTATGCTATCTCCATCTCGGATGTGTGTTTCGTGTTGAGCATCCCACTGCGTGACATGTATTTGGAATCGCATCCTGAAATAAACACACAGGGTGACAAAAAGAATGATTAAAACGCAACAGTATAGCGAGCGCATACCCGTTATTTTATATGAGGAGGATAATATCCATTACGCTTATTGCGAGTTTCTTGATATACTCGGATACGGCAATAACGAAGAAGAGGCGAAATGTTCTTTTGAGATCATGCTTGATGAGATATTAAAATATGAAGCAGTAGAAGGAATAAAGAACAATCTGCGGACAATGGGATGTCCTACGCAGGATTTGATTGACTACATGAATAAATAGCGAGAAGTTCGTTCAACATCAGCCCCGGCCGTACGACCGGGGCTTTTTTGTACCTTTTGACCAATACAGCCCACCTAAGTAAGGCTTCTCCATAGGGAAAACACAAACCTTTGGAACAATTCACCCAAGAATAAAAGCCTCAAAAATCAGGGGCGAAACCCATTGTTATTAAAATGCCTGCTCCCACCTTTGCCTTGAGAGATTGTTTTTCATGGCAGAAGGGAAGCTGACGATAAAGCAGGAGAAGTTCTGCAACAAGTACCTCGAGTGCGGCAACGCATCCGAGGCGTATCGCTTTGCGTATGAGTGTTCGAAAATGAGCGATGAAACGGTATGGAAAAGATCGAGCGAGCTGCTTCAAAACGGGGAGGTTACGGGGAGGGTAAAACAACTTCAAGCCCAATTAGCCGAAAAGGAACTTATCACCAAAGAGGAGCTAATCCGGCTTAATGTATCCATCATTAATGCCGACGTACTCGATTTTGTCGAAGCCGATATGGTTGACATGCAAACCGAATATGGCGTACGGCAGGTTGCATCTATTTCTTTCCAAGACCTTAAATCTCTTCCACCCGAGAAACGCCGTTTAATTCAATCCATAAAAATAGACCGTTCAGGCAGCCCAGTTGTGGAATTGATGGACAAGAGTAAGGCGATAGAAACCATTAACCGAATGCTTGGCTACAACGCTCCGGAGAAAACAGCCAACACCGACACCAAGGGTAATGATATTCCGCAGCCCACATTCAACACAGATAGGTTCTTCCAACTTATGCAAACGATCAGAGGCAATGACTGATTATTCCAGTGTAGGCGACTTCTTGTTGAAGGAAGGGTGTTTGGCATTTACGGCTGTAATGTTCGAGGCTGTGAACAAACAACCTTTTCGGATTGCGCCCCATCATCGAATAATATGCCATAAACTCGACCAAGTACTCCGTGGAGAACACCCGACTAATAGGCTCATGTTTAACATTCCTCCGCGACATTCTAAAACAGAGTTAGCCGTCGTGTCTTTCTCTGCGATAGGATTTGCCATCAATCCGCGTTCCGAGTTCATGCATCTTTCGAGTAGCGATCAACTCACTACCCGGAATGTTACGAACATACGAAGGATCATGGAGGATCCCAATTACCGCGCATTCTTCCCAAATGTCGAACTGTCCAACAATGCCAAAGGAAGTATATCCACCTCAAGCGGGGGCGTAATGTATGCGGCTCCCTTTATGGGTCAAATAACAGGGTTTGGATGCGGTAAACTGGGAGCACAAGAATTCAGCGGTGCAATGAGTATTGACGACCCAATGAAGGCTCAGGATAGCTACTCCAGTACTACCAAAGAGCGCATTGGCGAACTGTGGACTTCTACATTCAAGAACCGTCTTAATGACGTTCGCACCCCGGTCATTGTAACAGCTCAAAGGCTCGCTCCAGATGATTTTTGCGGGTACTTATTGCAGCTTGAAGGCACGATAGAGGAAGGTGGAGAATGGGATGTTGTCAAATTCCCCGCAATCTTAGATGCAGGGCTGCCTACCGAGCGTGCACTTTGGGAGGATCGGTTCGCGCTTGATAAATTAAAGCGATACCAAGAAGCGGATCCCTTCATATTTGAGACCCAGTACATGCAGAATCCCAAGCCTCTTGAGGGATTAATGTATCGTGAATTCCGAACATACGACGTTATCCCCTACTCCAAAGATTGCACGCATAAGAATTACACCGATACAGCAGATACGGGAAGCGACTATCTATGTTCGATATGTTACGACGAATTACCCGAGGGAAATTATGTGACCGATGTGCTCTACACAAAAAAGCCCATGGAGTATACCGAACCCAAGACGGCCGAAATGCTTGCAAGGAACAGGACGGAATGGGCTAATATTGAAAGCAATAACGGAGGGCGGGGCTTTGCGCGCAATGTAGAACGCATCCTTCGCCAGATGAACATTACCCACACAACGGTTAGTTGCTTTTCCCAGACCGATAATAAGCAGGTACGCATATTTACCAAGTCGGCAGACGTCAACAACATGACATTTTTCCCGACAAATTGGGACAAAAAGTGGCCTGAATTCTATCAAGCCGTCATGTCATATATGAAAGAGGGGGGCAACGCGCATGATGACGCCCCTGATGCCTTGACCGGCTGCTTTGAAAAGCGCAGCACACCGATACAAGACGATGATTTAAGTGATATTAATATTTGGTAAACAATGAACTTTTTAGACCGCCTTTTTACTTTTTTCCAAAATAAAACGCTCAATGCCTTGGGGGTTGAGAGGGATTTAATGGAGCTTATCAAGGCAAAAGACATTAGCCAGGCGATGTCTTTAATGGAAGATCATGACGAAGAAGCAATGCAGGCAATACGGGAGTATAATCCGGAACTTCACGCCATAATGAAGCGTCCGAATAAATCAAGAAAGGGACAGGGGGATTATCGAACGGAAAAACTGCCCCGCTCGCGCCAACGCTATATAAATGAGGTGGAATTGTTCTTCCTGCTCGGAAATCCGATAAAATGGAAGGTATCCGACGAATCCGGTGATGCCGATGCATTTTCGGCTTACAAACAATTCCTTCGAGAAATACGATTTGACAGTAAGATGCGACAGGCTAAACGGCTGGCCGGAGCAGAAACCCAAAGTGCAAAGCTGTATCACATTTACAGGGACGAGGCAACGGGGCTTCCTTGGGTGAAAATAGTTGTGCTGTCGAAGTCTAACGGATATACCTTGCGCCCCATGTTCGACCAATATGGTAACCTCCTCGCATTTGGATGTGGGTATTATTTGAAGGAGGGCGCCGGAACAGTAGAGCATTTCGACATTCACACACCCACTTTCATATTTCGGGGCAGAAAAGCCAAAATAGGTTGGGATGTAACCCCAGTGCTTAATCCAACTGGTAAAATTAACATCATTTATTACAAGCAAAATACGGCATGGGATGGATTGCAGCCCCGAATTGATCGGGAAGAAATTATAGATTCAAAAACAGCAGACACCAACAATTACTTTGCGGATCCAATGTTCGTTGCCACCGCAGAGGTTATCAAAAGTCTTCCTAAAGCTGATTCCCCCGGAAAGGGGATCAAGCTGTCAAGCAAAGATGATCGGTTTGAATATCTTAATCCACCTATGTCGTCTGAAACGAGGCAGCAGGAAAAGTCGGATTTAAAAGAATCTATACTTTTCGATACTTTCACTCCGGAGTTCACTCCAGAGAAAATGGTCGGATTGGGGACTTTGTCCGGTGAAGCCATTAAGCGTGCAATGGTTCTCGGATATATCAAGCGTGATAATCGAAAAGAGATATATGACGAACTCGTCGACCGGGAAAAGAACCTAATCTTGGCGATTATGATGAATGTAACTCATATCCATATGAGAGACAAACTCGCCACCCTCAAGATCGAGCATGAATTTTCGGAGCCCTTCAACGAAGACATTACTGCAAGGTGGCAATCCATAGGGAAAGCCTATGCAGATGGAGTGCTTTCACTTGAGGAATCTGTAAAATTAATGGGTGTTGCAGATAATTACCAAGAGGAAATCGAAAGAATTAGGCAAATGAAAGAAGCCTCCGTCACAAGCATCTACGAGGATGCAAAAACAAACCTTTCGACCAAAAAAGACGAGGATTCAAGTATCAACACCCCGACTGAATAAAACTTTTAGGACAATGAAGGCTATTATACATCAATTTGATCCTCAAATTTATCCTCGGTTAATTTGGGTGGTGATAGGTGAAAAAAGCGCATCTGCAATAAGCGATAGGTTTGAAAATATAATAGATATGGACGACACATCTGCGGCGGATACGCAGAGTACATACGACATCACAAATAAAAGGGGTGGAGTTCTTATCAGGTTCGCCACAAAGGCGAACGCTCAAAATATCCAGTACGTTTGCCACGAATCTACACATGCGGCTATGGAGATATTCGATTATATCGGTGGACGCATTGATTGCAGTAACCAAGAGCCATTCTGTTATTTGGTCGGCTGGATATCTGAATGCATAAAAGAGGCTTTGAATTACCGTACAAAAAAAGTATAAATTTCCATCCTGCCCATTGTTATTAAAATGCCCGTCGAAATCTTTGCAACAGAGATTAATTAAAAGAATATGAAAGAAAAACTTTTAGCACTGCTCCAAACCAAATTTCCGGGGGTGGACAATGCGATCCTCGACCGAATCGCAACGAAGAAGTCAGAGAATGTAACGGACGAAGCGCAATTACCTACCATAGCAGAGGGGATTGGCTTTCAGGACGTGTTAACCAGCTACGGCGACTACCGGGCAGGGGATGCGCAGCAGACCGCAGTCAAGAACTACGAAAAGCGGCATAACCTCAAAGACGGGAAGCCTATCGAGCAACCTGCCACAGGGGAGCGGCAGGCGAATACTCCTCCCAGTAGCGAAGAGCCCGAATGGTTTAAAGCCTACAAACGCCAGCAAGAAGAGCGTGAAAATGCTGTAAAAGCAAAGTACGACGCCTTGGAAGCAGCACGTGTAAAGGCTGAACGAGACGGACTTATTCGCTCAGCGGCTAAAGCGGCAAACATCAATGAATCGGCGTTGAACGACATTCTCGGGCTCGCTTCCGCGATGAACGAGGAAAAGCCGGACGAAACGAATATCAAAGAAAAGTTCGCGGCTATACAGACGCGATTCGTTGCCGCAGGGCTTGAGGGGCAGAAAACGGCATTCCCCCTCTCCACATCTGAGGCTCAAAGCAAAGAAGAGGCCAAAATGTGGGCTGAAAATCTGCCGGATGCAAAATAAAAACAGCAACAAACATGGCTATTAAATTCGAAAAGACACAAGTTAAGGGCGGGTTTCCGGTATTCTGGCGCGGGGAGCGCGAAGTGCTGCCGGGTGATTTCGCCTTGAAGGGCACTTATCCGGAAGGCACGATACTCAAGGAAGGGACGCCCCTCAAACTCGATTTCGAGAACATGCAATGCACGATCTGCAAATCCGCTCGGATTGTCGAAGGAGGCACCACAACCAAGCCGCGTGTCGTGAAAGGCTCTATGTTCCAAATCAACGATACCATCAAGGTTGGCGAATCCTCCGGCACAGTAAAAGGCATCAGCACTACCAATGAATCCTACGATGAAATCACCCTTAGCGCAGCAATGACCGAAGCCGTTGCCGGGGCCGATCTGCTTGGCGGGGACGAGATGCCGGATGCCGTTATCGAAACGACCAAGAAATATACTACCACAAATGGATTCCCTACGGTTTCGGCAGCTTACGGCGCCCGGATTCTCAAGGATGTGGTATATCCTATCCCGGCTGCATGGTTGCAAGGTTTCAGCCTGAAAAACAACCATGAAATAAAGTACATCAGACAGTAAAAGGCAGGTAAACAATGAGTGAAGTATATTATTCTTCTATTTTCAGCGAGCTGACCAAGCAGGTGCAAGCTCGCATCGACGCAGCATCTGAACTGCGCAAGCGCTTGTTCGACCAAAATGTCTACGAGCGTTTTTTGGAGTGGGACACCCCCATGGTAGGGTTCAATTTCGAAGAGATCATCGGCTCGTACAATCTGAGCGTGGCAGCCGCCACCTTGGATTCGAAAGGCAAGGAGCCCATTATAGGATCTGAAGGCCTGGCTACAATAGCCAAGAAAGTCCTCATTCACCAAATGACCCTACCGATGCCCATTGAAGACTATCGGAAGGTACTTCAGCTGCTGGATTCACGCATGATCTCAGATCAGGCAAAGAAACAGCAGCTCGTAAACCTCATGTGGGGCGGCGTTGAACGGGTCGTGGAATCCGTACAGGCCAAAATAGATATCATCTTCCTGGGTGCCCTCTCGAACAAAGGGGTATTTTCATTCACTCAGGAAAACAACCCCGAAGGAGGTGTGCGAGGCAATATCGACTATGGCATGCCGCAAGAAAACATCGCCACAGCAGATACACAGTGGACGGAGGGCAACATCGACACGGTCGATGTATTCGAGGATATCCAAGGCGTTGTCGATGCAGCTCAGGAGAAGGTGACCTTCGACCGCATCCTTCTGGATCAAAAGCGGCTTTCGTACATCTTGCGCAGCAAGAAGATGAAGCAAGTCATCTTCGGCACGGACAAATCATCGTCCCCTCTTCTGCTGGCCTCCCTGAACGAGTTCATGCGATCGAACGGCCTGCCCGTATTCGAGGTGATCCGACGGATGACGCGCATTCAGGACAACGGCAAGATCCGCGAGTACAAACCATGGAACGACAAGAGCCTCGTATTCGTGCCGGAGGGTCGTCTCGGCGTCATCAAAAACGCTTACGCGGATAACGAACTTCGCCCCGAGCCGGGAGTTGCCTACTCCAACTACGGACGCATCCGCATCTCGCAGTGGGGCAAAGGCGAGACGGACAACTCGAACGGCGTGGAGTTTACGAAAGCACAATCTATTTCGTTGCCCGTCATTACCGAGATCAACGGTATTTACTCGCTGAGTGTAGAATCGTAGAAGTACATGACGGTCGCAGAATGCATACGTCAGGAGTTCAGCATGGTCGGAACCATCTCCGACTATGGCGTTCGCCGCTTCGCCAGGGAATGGGGTTACGATCCCAACTCCCTGGCGGGTAGCGACCATCAGCAACAACTAATCGCCAAGCGCGTATCTGAGTTCATCGACAGCCTGATAATGCACCCTCTGTCGGTAAGCGAAAACGGGCATTCGGCGTCCTGGTCTGAAAGCGCCATGAAGCAACGGGCACAACTGATGCTTCGGCAATATGGCATCACGCCCGGCGAAGAATTGAGCAGCTCTATTGGCCTGTCCTCGATAAAGGATGCTTCGAACTTGTGGTAATATGTATTTCGCGCCCCACATACTCTATTTGAGGAACGATCCTCCCAAACAATACGACGAACTGGGACGTCCGATAGCTATGTCCGAAAGTGATGCATGGCAGGAAATAGGTGATTGTCGTTGCGACGACGACACAACCGTCCGCCTTGTATCAGAGAACGGGGAGCTACGCCAATCGAAATACCACGTCGTATACGAAGGGAGAGGAGTGCCCAAAGGAGGCTATGTGAAGTGCATAGACAAGGCGACCGGCACGGTACGGGGCGAAGGCTCTGTGGCAATAGCCAAGGTAAACAACTATTTCAACGCTTCAGACCTTTGGATATGATTACAACAGGAGACGCGCGCAACATACTGTTCTCAGCGTGTAAGGGGTTTGGGATAAAAGACATGCACACGTCATGGGCTATCCCTGTAGGGAAAGTCAATAGAGAGCGCATCGTCGTTATCACACCGCCCGAGCAGACGCCGGATACGTATTGGGAAAATTGCTTTGTAGCTGTCAACCTGTGCGTCCCTGACATCAAGGGAGAAGCGAACCTCAGACGGCTGGACGAACTCGAACGGGCAGCCAAGGCGAGATTCAAGGAATGGACATACGGCACTTATGACGGATCCGCATACAGGTACAGGTATGAGAACATCGGCCGCGAAGAAGATGTGAACCTCGGATGCCACTATATCTACATCAGAGTACTATTCAGAGTATTAAACATTAAAAACAACTAAAACAATGGCAAAAGTAATAGCAGTAGGAATCAAGAAGCTGTATTATGCAGACCCCGCAAAGGTCACAGGAGATCTTACGGGCACCCTGCTGGGAACCATCATTAAAGATCCCGCTACGAAACAGGTGGAAAACATCCACCAAGACACATGGAGCATCGAAGAGGAGGAGCCGTCTACCACGGAGTACAGGAATCAACTCACCAATGGCGTATATCGCCAAGACACCGAAATGGGGAACATCCAGATGTCGTTTACCATCGGGCAATACGACTATGAAACCAAGGCAGCCTTCATGGGCGGCACTGGATCAGAGACGTCATGGAAGCGTGCGCGAGGCGTCACGCGCATTGAAAAATGCATGATCGCCATGACGGAGGACAACCAGTATTGCGTCTTTCCGAAAGCCTCGGTTATCGCCCGCAACACCAACAATGATGGCGCCGTAGGTATCGGTGTAGCAGCTGCCGCCCTGGAGCCCGACAATGCGGCGGTCTCGTCGGAATATTGGTTCGATTCTTCGGAGGTGGACACCGAATAAGAGCCTCTTAGTCATCAGTAGCCAAGGGGTGGGAGGCGTGTGCCCCTCACCCCTACTTATTAAAATCAATCTTATGAAATTGGAATTTATAAGTATCCGCATCGCATCGAAAGGATACACTGTATACAAGATGTCCCCCATGACGGCAACGCGCATCATGACGGCGCGGGACGTTAACAAAGATCCGGACGAGAGTAAGGCGTGTATATCGGCAATGGCATACAGTATAGCCCTGGCCATCGCAGGTAGCCGTAACATATTCGCGGGCATCAGGGCGTGGTTTTTACGCCGCAAATTCATGAAACGGGGCACATTCAACGAGTTGTTCGACTGTTACCAGAAAATACTACTGATGATACCCCTTGAGGATATTGCCTCGGTTGCTGCCGTAATGGAGGGACTGTCCGCAACAATATCCAAAGATCATGAGTAAATCGGCGGATATTGTCGCCAGATCATTGTTGAATACGCATCATGTGTCGGTAAAGCTCGGGGTGCTTAAATTCCGGATATACCAACCGTTTGTGAAAGATTTGGCAAGGGCATTCGCCGGAGGGAAAATAGACGTTTCGATCTCCGGAAGGCAAAAATATTCCATGGAAACAATATCTAAGCTGCTTTTTCGGCGCTCATGGTGCCAGAAACTATTCCTGTGGTACGCCAAACGGTATGCCACCTATGAAGATATTTCCGCTGCGACCATGAAAATAGCCGACATCGTATCGGGCAAAGACTTATTCGATTCGGTGAAGATCGACAAAACACGCCGGAAAACAGTGTCTGAAACCGTCGGGAATAATACGATAACGGGCATTATTGCAACGATGATGGATCAATTGAACATCTCCTACAACGAAGCCTTCCAAGGCATAAACTACCCTACCATGCTCCTCATGATGACCGACAAGGTGCGCACGCTCGTAGGAGACGAAGAAAAAATAGTGCGGGGATCGGGCGCTGATATGGCCCGGAGAAGAAGCAATAAGAAAATAGGCGATAAAGAGTAACAATGAGCGCATTATCATTCAAAATAAACGCGGAAACCGATAAACTCAAGAGTTTTATCACCATGCTTGAGCGGTTGCGGCAGGTGCTGTCCGAGATTCCGGACAGCACAAAGGAATTCGACGTCATAAACCGTAAAATTGGCGAGATGGAGGCGCGTGTTGAGCAATCCATGCGCAAAATAGCCCAGATGGAGCAGCAGGCAATGGATGCGGCGTCCAAGGCTGCCGCATCGGCCACGACCGGAACTACTGGCGGAGGTTCTACGGCGGGAACAGCGGCTACCCAGGCCGAAACTGCGGCATATCATGAACTTATTGAAGAGCTTAGAGCAGTCAATGCCTCAAAACGGGAGAATGTCGCATTAATATCCCAATACGAAGCGCAGATAAAACGGCTTAAATCAAAAATCATCGATCTTAACAAAACAGAAAGCAGCGGCATAAAACTCACTCAAGACCAAAAAGCAAGCCGTCTTAATGCCTCCGTTTCGATTGAAGAGTATAAGCAAGCCCTATCCCGCGCAAGACAAGAACTCGCCAACCAAATCAAATTAGAGCAGGTTGCCAGAGGGTCTATTGACGAGGTGTCGCAGGCTCTGGGCAGAATGCGGACTATCTACCGCTCTCTGAATGAAAGCGAACGCGGTAGCAACTGGGGACAAAACCTACTTAAAAATATAGAAGGCCTTGACGCAAAAGTTAAAGAACTGGATGCGTCAATGGGCGTCCATACTCGCAATGTCGGCAATTACGCCTCTGGATTCAATATGCTGGGATTCCAAATTCAGCAAGTTGCCCGCGAGTTGCCGTCGCTGGCATATGGCCCGCAAATATTCTTTCCCGCCATATCCAACAACCTGCCGATGCTGGCCGATGAAATAGCACGGGCGAAGAAATCGGTTGATGAATTGAAGAAAGCCGGGCAAACCTTCACGCCCGTATGGAAACAGATTGCATCGTCGATCTTCTCCTGGCAAACCCTGCTTGTGGCCGGCGTAACCGTGCTTACCCTTTACGGCAAGGAGATAACCAACTGGGTAGCGTCGCTGTTCAAAGGTAAAACGACGATAGACGCCTCTGCCGCTGCACTCGAACGCTTTAATTCCGCTATGGCTCAAGGTTCGGTGTCGGCTCAATCCGAATTAACCAAATTGAACCTGCTGTATAGGGCTGCGACAGACCTTTCCAAGCCCTATGAAGAAAGAGCCGAAGCGGTCAAAAAACTGCAAGACATATACCCCGCTTACTTCGGCAATATGGCTGCGGAACAGGTTATGGTCGGGAATGCTGTCGGTGCTTATGAAAACCTGCGCGACGCAATTATCGAGGTCGCAGAGGCGAAAGCCGCCCAAGAACTTATTACAGAGGACGCAAAGAGTTTAAAACTTATTGAAAAAACAGGGGATGCCTATACCAACTATTCTCTTGCTTTAAAAGAATACAGAGTAGCATATGCTGCAGCACAAGAAGCCAGCAAAGGGAAGGCCCCAATAACATTTTCTCTCACCTCTGAATCTGCAAGTTTTGAAAGGGCGAAAGCAAATTTAAGGAGGTTTAGGGATGATTTTATTAACGAATTATCAAATCTCAGTAAAGATGGTGATGACCTTTGGAAGCGTATAAACGAAGGCTATGAAGGTGATGTCGATGCATTTATTGCAGCGATAAATGCCGGCATCGAAAAATTGACCCCCGCAGCAGAAAAGCTGTACACCGCCTTAACGCCGGATGAACTTAATGCAAAGGCGGAAAAAGCCCGCCAAGAGGCCGAAAACGCAGCAAAAAAAGCCGCATCCGATCAAGAGCGCAATCTAAAGGAGCTCACCAAGCAATTGCAAAAGCTCCGGGATGATGCATTGCAGGCCGAAGTAGATTCCATGAAGGACGGCACGGCCAAGAAACTTGCGCAAATAGATCTCGACTACCAGAAGCGCGCCCGGGCTATACAGGAAGCCGAAGAAAAGCTATTTGAGTTACAAAAAAAAGAAATTGACGCCCAGTACAAAAATGACACTTCGTCTGAACGATTCCTTGCCGGGCAACAGATGGTTGCGCAGTACAAAGGGAATGTGAATCACTTGGCGCGCCCACTTGTTGAAGCGGCAGAATTGGTAAAGAAAGGCTGGGAAGATGCAGGAGAAGGCATCGCCACTGTTTTCAGTAGCCAATTTGGTATTTTGGACGCCAAGGGCAAGGTAACTGAAATATTAGTCACCCCCATCCTTCCCAACGGGGATATTCTGTCTCCGCAAGAATTGGAAGATTATATATACACCCAGCTTGAAGGAGCGCAGAATATCTTGGCTGCCGACACCAAAGGTTTAGTTATCGCCACCAACGTAGCTGCCGATGGGTCGGCCGGCGAAAAATACCACGAACTTCAAGAGGTGTATTATGCTGACAATATCAAAGCGGCAGAAGGTGTTAGAATATACACGGAAGCCTTGAAAGAGTTCAATAAAGAACAACGAAATAAAGAGCGGGCGAGTGTATCGGGTATAGCTATAACTCCAGAGGGATTATCGGATGTTGTCAACAAAGAGATTCAAGCGTGGAATGAGTATTTGAGAAAATACGGAAATTTCCGAGAAAAACTACAAGCGACAAAAGAATATTACGACGAAAGAATTAGAAAAGCTACAACTCAGGGAGACCGAGAAAGGTTGAAAAAAGAGCGCGATGCAGCCCTTGCCGAGATTGAAACTAAACAGTCAGACAATTGGATCGCCTTCTTTTCGTGGATTGAAACCATGTCTAAAAGCATGGCATCAAACATATATAACACTTTGCGCAATCAGCTAAACCAGATGCTTGAGGCGGGTAAAATTTCAATAGAAGAATATGTAAGGGCAACACAGCAACTTGACCAACAATACCGCGACAAGTTGAATGAAAGAGGTAGATTTCAAACATATCAAAATCAAGGAATAAATGGCTTGATTGATAACTACCAGAAACTCGGAGATGCCATGCAGCTCAAAGGTGCCAAAACCGGCGATCAAAATGTGCAAGCAATGGGAGCCTCTATGTCCAAAGCAGCAGGAAAGGCATCGGGAGTGATTTCTATGATTGATATGATTGTTACATCAATTCATCAGACAATTCAAGCTATGCAACAACTGACGGATAGTATTGTCGACATGATGGCATCTTTTGGGCAAGATGCAGAAATTGATACAACATTAGGCAAATGGGCTGAATTATCAAATTTGATGTCCGAATTTGATAATCATGTGTATTCTTCGTGGGAAAAATTTAAAAGTGGCGACATAATGGGCGCAGCGTCAGAGGCGACCAGTAGCATACTTGGAGTTATTACAAGTATAAATAAATGGATAGATAAAAGTAAAGAAAGAAAAATACAAAAGCTCCAAGATCAGATAGATGCATTATCACGTTCTTACGACAGGCTATCGCGTTCAATAGAAAGAGCGTATTCTACAGATGCGAAAGAGTTAATAGAAGACCAAAATAAGTTGCTTGAGCAACAAAAGTTATTAATTCAGCGTCAAATACAAGAAGAAAAGAGCAAGAAAGACCCAGATAAAAAACGCATTAAAGAGTGGGAGAAACAATATGAGGAGATAACAAACCTTATAGAAGATAATGCCGCAAAGGCGCAAGATGCTATATTCGGTTCAGACATTCAGGCTGCTATCAATGATTTTGCTGAAGCATATGCCGACGCCTGGGCACAAGGAGAAGACAGGGCAAAATCGGCTAAAGACTTTGTAAAAAACATGATTAAGCAAATGGTGATTGAGGCCATGAAGGCCGATATAAAAGAACCTATGCAAGTCATACGCGATAAGCTGGAGGAATTTTGGGAAGATGGTATTATTACCCAAACGGAGGAGAATATCATTGATGAAATGATTAAAAAACTCAATCAAGATTTGGATGCTTCTTTTGGCTGGGCGGATAAATATTTTGACGACAATACAGCCTCTAAACAACAAGCAACATCCCGAAGCTTTCAAACGATGTCACAAGACACTGGAGACGAGCTAAATGGCCGCTTCACCGATATTCAAGGCAAAGTTACCGATATCCGAGGCTATGTAATGGCGCAGACGCAATCAATAATTGGTCTTTTAACGTCTATGGCCAATATTGAAACAGCCATGTACGCAAGCGTACAGGTAAATAATGAGCTGCTCCGATATGCCGTGATGACCTACATGGAAATTGTGGAAATAAACGGCAATACGGCAGCCATGAAGGTTGCACTGCAAGGCATCCAAGAAGATATTGCAACGATAAAACGCAATACAAGTGAATTGTAACTATGAAGATTCAAAAAGACATAGCTGACCTTAACAAATTTATAGACGGCATCGAAGGTGAGGTCGTAGATTTCATGGATGAGAAGGCGCGAGAGGCCGTAAAACTCCAACAGGTAGAAGCCGATTATCGGAACCACACATGGAATCTTCGTAGTTCCCTCGGATATGTTGTAACCTACGACGGCAAGGAGAAACGGCGGTACATAAGCGGAATGAACTACGGCGACGAAGCAGCCAAGGCCATCAATATGTGGTTAAATGAGGTCAATAAGTCGGGAACCAGTATCGTTTTTGCCGACGGTATGTTTTACGCGTCTTTTGTGAGTTCAAAAGGTTATGATGTTATCGACACCGCAGAATCTTATTTAGTAAAAGCATTAAACGGAAGAAAATGAAAAGGGATTTACTCATAAACGGCTACGATGCCTTTGCAATGGGTATCGCAATGGGATCGGGGTTCATTGCAGGTCTGAGAGCACCCGCAAGCCTCAAAGATTTTGTAGAGAATGACGACCCAAAAAAGGATGGCAAGCAGGTGATTTACCCCGAAGAACCGAAAGTTGCCGCCCGCGATCTGACGCTGACATTCGTGATCTTCGGCGACACGCTCGCAGAGCACACGCTGAATTACAACAGTTTTATAGAACTACTAAAAAGAGGCAAAATGGACATCAGCGTACCTTCAATATCTGCGGATATTTACCACTTGACCTACATGGGTAATTCAGGCAGCTACATGATGTCTGCTGACCTTACCACCTCACAACTGACAGTAAAATTCAATGAACCCAACCCGGCAAATAGGGTCGCAGAAACAGAAAATATATGACAACTCAACACAATAAGAGTGTAGATGCCATACGGACGATGGCACTACAAACGGGCGCTTGTAGAAAGATAAACCGCGTCCAAGACTTCCCCGAGCTAATCAAACTGATGTTTACCCCACAAGGGATCGAGTTCTGCCAGGATCACAACTTCCCCGCAGTCGAAGTGTTCAGGGAAAACCGAAGCAATCTTCAAGGATTGGAAGTATATGTCGACGCTGGCAACATCACGCTAAAGGGCAAAGAATATGTATGCCTGGTCGGTGATACGAAGGCCACTATCGAGGCTTCCGGGGCTAAATTCACGCATACAATCATATTAATGCACGGCGCACGAGCCAAGATCAACGCCAAGGACTACGCCGTACTGAATATCGTAAATATCAGCGGAGAATGCCAGATTAATAAAGACGAAACGGTAATTGTTCTGTAAATATAAAGCCGGCTCTTACGAACCGGCTTTATATTTACCATTCATTAGATGAATTATTCAGACCCTTCTTTACGCCATCTTCAACTGCTTTTATTAAAGCTAACGAACTACTGTATACATATCTTAAATTATCAAAGCTAACTTGCTTAAACTTTGTTTTACATTCAGTCCAATAAGGGTAAAAACTTCTTAAAGTATATTCTGTTCCATCAAAAGGATGACGCAAATCTGCATCCTGTTCTCTTTCTACCCCGCTAACAGTAACGGTAACCCTAAATTTGTTATCTTTTATTTCGATCTTAATTATGTGCCAGCATCTATTTCGGCAAATTGTAGTCCAATTTATAGTGCGAATGTCGGAATCAGAAAACCCCTTTCCAACAATCAATCCTGATTCTTTATCTTTAATTTGAATAACTTCCTTCGCGTCTTTGTATAGAGAAACAAGCACTTCTAATGCTTTAGTAAAAATATCATCTTTTGATTGATTTTCAGCATCAAACACTTTAACAAAGACCCATTCGTTATCATTTTCAGTAAAATCAGCTTTCATTCGCTCAAATTCTGCAAGTATTTCACTGCTAATGGCTTTGTCGTCTCTTTTTTGTGCATCGGCACCTGCGCATAATAATAGCAAAACTAATATGCAAACAATTTTCTTCATATAGCACTAATTTGTATTGAACCGGAATCACAATAATATTTAACACAAGAAATAATTGAAGCCAATTTGTTTCAAAATCTAAATCCCGCTTGTATTAAGAATGCACCCATATTAGATGGGCCGTAAGTGCCGTTTTCTTGGATATTGTCGGCGATACCCAAAGATTGATACCCGATATTTATAAAAACACCTAATTTCGGGGCCACAGAAAAATCAACACCCAAACCGCCGGCTCCATAAAATCCTTTTTCATCACCAAAACCATATCCGAGATTAGCAAATATATACGGTGCTATTTTGCTTTTAGTTAGGTATCCTTTTATATCCGCAAATACGGGAATTGTTGCGTGCCCATTATCTAATAATGCCAATCCAGCGCCTGCACCTAAAAAAAGATTAGGAATAATTCGGGCACCATGTATAGTTTCAATATAAAATCTATCCATTTGATAATCACCCATCCCGAAACCATAACCAATGTTCACCTCGCCTTGGTATCGCGGCGAGTTTTGTGCTTTGGCATAAGCGCATAAAACAGCGAATAATAACAGTAGTAAATACTTCTTCATATCAATAAATTTAGTGGGTTAGTAAATCAAATTTACAATTTCAAATTGAAATATCCAAAAAAGCGAGGAATGGTTTTAGCCATCCCTCGTCTTTGTATTTACGACTTTGCATCTATTCGCCATTCTCAACCCTTACATCATCCGGAAAAAGCAAATCTAACTGTTGGTATTGTTTCGGAAATGCGGCGTTAAGCATTTGCATAAATTTAGCCCAATTATACCCCGATGCCCGTCCCAATGCTTCAACAGCCGCTAAATGCTCTTTCAGTTTCGGGCGGCCCACATCTTCGGTTAAATGCTGGTGATGACGGTCTTTTCGCGTTCCTTTGTCTGTTTTCGGGTTGACTTTTTGAAGTTCGGTTAATATCACTGGAGCCAAACGTTCATAGACAATATCGTTAATCCATTTACCAACAACGCCAGGCCGCCTATGTGTTAACGTCCAACTCCATCCGTGCATCCTATATATCATTTCAAAGAATGAATCGTTAAAAGTTTTTACCCAACGGCTTGCCTCGTCCGAAATAAATTGTGCTAAGAACTTTTGAAGTTCATCTTTCGCCCTATTCTTATCCTGTTGGTATCCGGTTACCTCGTCAACGAGGGCTATAATACCGACTTTTGCAACGGAGCGAATAATGATATCCGCATTGCGAACGATCTTCGTATCATCGAAATCGCCGGCACGATTTGCATCTATTATGATAGAACAAATATCGACAAGCAAAGTTACTTCATATCCGTTAGTATCTGATTGCGAGCCACCTGCATCGACGCGTTTGAACTTTATAGGATTAGAAAGGCGCTCTGCTATACTTTGATCCCCGGCATAAAAATATGGAGATAGTCCTTTTATATTGCAAAAACTCTTCATCCACTGTCCGCTTTTGCTGTCATACCCTATTGCCTTCTGAACACCGCGTCCGGAAAATACACGTGTTCCGTCCTCTAATACATAACATGGTATTTCAAGATCACCTAATTTTAGAGGTGTCTTATCCGATCCGTAAATTGACTTTAATAACCTGTCCATTTATTTCAATATTTATTTTACTTCTAATTTACTTACATTTTCTTTCAACTCCTCCACATAGTCGATCAGCGCTTTCTCACTGTCGAATGTGAATGTTTCCCTCTGACGACGCACAAAGGCGACGAAATCACCAGAGTTATCAAAGAAGTCCCCAACTTCACAACCTATGGCTGCTGCATATAACTGGGGTGATATCCGGCAGTCCGCCTTGGTTCCGTGGCTTTATTCCCGGCTTGAAGTTCCGCCAAAGTTTCACTAACCAACTCGAGTTGCATCCGAGTATCTTCGTTAATGTCATTTTGGTCTTTGAATACTTCTTCTACGTACTCTTTGAGTTTCAATACTTCTCCTTGAAGTTCTGCCACCCGATCCACGGGAGGATTTGTAAGCATCTGTCGCATTGCCACGAAAGCCCGCATAATTGCCCTATTTACCCGTATCGCTGTATCGCTACGCAAGACACTCGAAAGCATAGCCACTCCCATTTCAGAAAAGGCGAATGGCATATAGCGACGGCCACCCCAATTTGAGGACGCATTTTGTGATGTTAGACTTGAGGTCGCAATTTGCGTCCTCAAAATCTCATATTCTTTTTCCGAGAGTTCGAACATGAAATCGTCGCCCTCGAAACGCTCGATATTGCGCCTTACGGCTTCTTTCAGTCGTTTTGTCTCCACTTGATAGAGTTCCGCCAAATCGAAGTCCAGCATCACCCGCTGCCCCCGTATCTCATATATCTTGCTTTGTATAGGTTGTAGTTCCATGTCTTTATCTCTCGGTTCCAAATATTTAGCCGCCGTTAATTCTTGCTGGGTATCGTCGCGTCACAAAGATAGTAAATTTATGCGTTGCGTTGGATGGCACAAATAAAAAACCGAGGCATTTGCCTCGGCTTATTTTAAATTTTGGCGAATTCGCCAAAAATAATGTTTTAGCAACTTATTTTTTGATAAAAGTCTTGTCGTTATTTTCAGTTAACCCATACTTTCGCATTTTAAATGAATTATCTGATTCTATGGATATTATACGTTTATCTTCTCTTCCATTAATCTCGCCACTTTCTGAATAGGAGTAAAACGAAATAATAGCATCACTATTATTTACACTAACGGAGTAATAGCAGTTTTCCTTTATTTCAAGTAAATGGTCATTAAAATATTCAACAAGATGAGCTGTCCCATAAACAACAATTCGACCATCAACTACAGACACTTTTTCTTGGGCTGACGAATATGGAGTAAATGTTATTTCTTCTGTTTCAGTAGTATTAGTAACAGGACTATATAGTGATCCGACAAACTTACCATCAAGGACTTGTAGGATGTCTTTTTCGACTTTAGAAGGTAGGTTATTATTCTCTTTATCTTTAGAACAAGCAATAAAAGCCATCGAGGCAATGGCTATACATAAGAGTAAAAACTTTTTCATATTTCTAATTGTATTGGTTAGTGCCGCAAAATTATAAAATCCCCCCCCCGCCAAATTTTGAAAGTAAAATTTACTCCTGATGTAAAAAATAGTGCAAAATCCTTTGTGAATTAAAAATAATTTCCCATATTTGTAACGCTTACATAAACTCAAGAGTGCACAAGATGCACCATTATTGGTGCTTTTTTTGTGTCGGAAATTGAACATACGAACGGGTAACCCTGTGGCGTTGCTGTAATGGCGCGCCAACCTCTTGAGTAAAGATGTAAGCAGCAGGTAGTACCCGTTCGTTTTTTTGTTTTATTAAATGCTTACATCTATGAAAAAACAATCGCTTCCGGAAACGGATTATCAAACTCGCTGCATCGAAGCCGAGCGAAAAGCGCAAGATTTCGAAAGCGCCTACTTCAAGGCCGAAGAGCGCTATTCCAACCTAATGGACGCCTATATCAAACTACAAGGTTACTATCTTGAATTGCTGGGCGCTGAAAAATCACCCCGCAACAAAATCAAAGAGATCGACCCGTTTATTCTGGTCAAGATGGGCCGCGGGATGAATATCGCTCAATGTAAATAGACCAACAGCTATGAACAATATACAAATCTTCAATAATGAACAGTTCGGGCGTGTACGGATTATTATGTCCGACGAAAACAAGCCGATGTTTCTTGCGAATGATGTAGCGAGATCATTAGGATATATGCGGACAGCGGATGCAATTTCAACACATTGTAAAGGGGTCGCCATTTTGCCGACCCCTACCGATGGCGGCATTCAAAGGGTGAAATACATCCCCGAATCCGACGTTTACCGTCTTGTCATGCGGTCGAAGCTCCCGCAGGCCGAACAGTTCCAGGACTGGGTGTGCGATGAAGTTCTCCCCACGATCCGCAAGACTGGCGGATACATGTCGGCCAAAGAGACGGACACGCCCGAAATGATAATGGCACGTGCCGTGCTGGTAGCCAATGACACTATAGCCCGCCAGAAGCAACAGTTGGAGCAGGCACACAAGCAGGTCGCAGCGCTCGCCCCGAAAGCCGAACTAATGGATAAAGTACTGGACACAGACCAGAAGATCGACGTCGGGCAGGCGGCAAAGATTTTGAACCTTCCCTTCGGCCGCAACACGCTCTTTCAACGGCTCCGTGAGCGCGGTATATTCTTCTGCAATCGCAATGAGCCTAAGCAAGAGTATATTAACCGGGGTTATTTCGAGTTAAAGGAGAAGTTAATAGACCGCAACAACCACGAATCGTTCACGGTTATAAAAGTCCTCGTGACGCAGAAAGGGTTGGATTTCCTCGCAAGACAATTCGAAGTAGTCCAAACGCCAAAGAAGATGGCACCGATAAAGTAACCCCCGTATACCACTATTTCCACACCACGTTGGGGGCGCCTCGCAGAAATGCGGGGCGTTTTTATTCCCTTCCTTCCAACCTCACTACAAAGTGTAGTTAACTACATCCTAACGGTGTAGTGTAGGAGGGTAAAAAAGTCAGAGAAAAATTTGCATTTTGCTAATACGTGCATTATATTTGCAGCACGAATAAGATATAGACGTACGGGTCTATCCGTATAATGTGTAAATGAAAACAACTGTATAGAGCCCTAAATAGTTATTTTAGGGCTCAATTTTTTTAGCTACTAACTACACTAAATTTATGGCTGCAAATAAATTTTTCCAGCAAGAGCTTTTTAAATTCTCCATTTTCCCAAAATATCAAAGTTGCATTGATGATTTGGCTACAAATCTTGCCGACCCAGAGGAGTGGGACTTTTCAGATGACAAGAGAAAAAGTCACTCTATACTGAAAAATTATTTAGAACACATCTTCCGAAAATTGAGAGCAGAAAACAAAATCTGCTTTACAGCCAATAACGAGTATTGCTGCTTCAATACTGGGCTTGTCACTAAAAACCTGGAAGAAATATTTGCCTTCTTCTTCAAAAATAAAAATCAAGGTGAAGGAGTTCCGCCCTATGTTTTTAAATGTTTTTGCAAAAAAAGCGATGGTGCATTATTGCGAACATTTAAATCATCTTTGCCCAAGATAGCAGATTTTTTTCAAAAACCCGAAGACTTACTTTTTAATCCCAACTGCGAACTTATTCCCGATATAGATCATATCATCCAAGATAACCTAAGTCGTTTCCCAGCTGCTATGCAAGGGAGTGGTGATGCTGAAATTCGTCGCCGGTTGGAAGGGGCTATTGATGAAGCTCGTAAAAAAGTGAGAACGAACTATAAAACTGCGGTGCCCCAATTCTATGGCAATAGGATTCAACTATTGTTGCCACTATGTTTAACACCCAACTCCCCCAATCCTGATTTAGCATTGGTTGTACATAAAATTGAAAATAACACATATACCGCACGCACATGTCTGACGCTTAAAATGGCTTATAATAATGCCCGATTAATTGTTAAGCCTCAGAGCACATGGTTAAAACCGTAAAATCATACGTAATTTAATACTGCCATTGTATTATGACTAAAGTAGGGAGAAATCCCTGCTTTTTTATTGATATTTTTACAGCTCCCCATTGTTATTAAAATGCACAGTCACACATTTGCACAGAGGCTTGAGGAATCGCCGAGCCCTTGATGCAAATGATTATTTACTCTCCGACAGGAACAGAAATATTGGACGCGCCAGTCACCAAAGAGGCTATCATCAAATATGTCCTCATGGGAGACTACTATATCGAGCTGCCCTTTAATCTCCTTGAATCAACGACATTTGCTCGTGGTTCCTACATCACATATAAAGGCCGCAAGTTCGAGATTATGTCCACGGTGCGCCCGGAGTTCGACAATAAGACCGGCGGCTATAAATATACGCTCAAATTCGAGGCTCAGCAAAACCACATGAAGCGTTTCGTATGCTTCTGGCTGGGTGGGGACAATCCCGAAGCCGTATTTCACAACACCACAGACCTCGAATCCTTCGCGGCGTTGATCGTCGCCAACATGAACAAGCAGCTCGGAGGCGAAAACTGGCAGGTAGGCACGATCACCGTTGACAATCCTAAAGCTACGAAGCTCGTATCGTTCAATGGCGATAAGTGCTGGGACATCCTCAATACGATTGCCGAAACCTTTGAGACGGAATGGTGGACAGAGGGAAACGGCGACCTCGTATCGTTATGCTTTGGCAAACTGGACTTCGGAACCCCCGAAGAGGTCAGACAGG